CAAGCAAATAATAATACAAATCAAAAATCTGGAAGTTTAAGTGCCGCGGTCGGTGGGTCGCGACGACGAAAGGGTGGAGCTAGTGGAACTATTCCAGCTCCTCAATTTCAAATGCAATATACAGACCAGAGTGGACCGGGCGGCACTGCAAATGACCAAGCACAACAAAACGCGCAAATTGGCACACAACAAAGTGCAAATTCTGCATTAGATGCGTCTGCAACAACTAAAGGTGGAAGACGCAGACGACGCTCTAGAAAAGGTGGCAATCCTGATTGGAAATGGGGATGTTACAGTGGTGGCAAAAAGAAATCAAAGAAAAGACGGAGTTCAAGACGAAGGTCTAGTCGAAGACGCTAAACTATTTCTATAAATTTCATATTACTCATCTTAATTATTAAATTGGTGTAAATACTTTTTAATTGTTTTTCAAAGTGTATTGGTTTAGGTTTTTCATGTTTTCTTGGATACAATGATTTAATGTCTGGCAATCCTATTACCTGATTAAACACACTAATATTATTCCAAAACTGTTCGTATTTTACGCAATAAATTTGATAATTTCTCTCTTTCTTTGAAGAATAATTATCAAAAAATTCTTCCAACTTGTATAAATCTTTCTTACTGTGTATAATGTCATACAGGGCTAAATTTCCACCATTGTCACACATTATATTTTTCAAATGAGGAATATTTGGACCAGTTGGTTTTGCAAATCTACTGTATATAACTGGTAATGGATTTCTATAAATGTAAATAATTTTATAGTTTTTTAATTCGGTATTTGGAATATCAACACTATTAAACCACTCACTATACACATCTTCATTTGTTTTATTTTTGCCTACATATTTTAAATTATTAGGAGGATTTCTGTCATGAATATGATATACGTTTCCAAAATGTGATAAATATTCAGTTAAAACAGTCGACCCACATCCGCCATAGCTACAAACATAATAATGCATATTTTTATCAAAGTATTTTGGAACGTTAGTATTTGGTTTGTGACCTGCTGTAACTGGATGGTTATGATTATTTATATTTTTTAAAAAATTAAACGACCCCTGATTCATAATCATGACTAAGAATAAATAAATAGAATGTAAACTAAAACAAATCAATATAAAGCAAACTAAACAAATTTGCAGTTAAAGTACAAAAATTAAATTAAAAATTATATATTAATAATATAAGTTATGCCTTCTGGTAAAAATTGGATTAATTTTGTATATGTAAATTTAGCCTTCGGGTTATATATAGCAGGTGTATTCTTTTTTAGTCAGCTTAAAAATATTAAAGACAATTGGTCTACATATCGGTGTAACCCAATGTACATGCCTCTAGCAGACGACGTTGAAACTAATTTTGTATATTGCATTCAAAATAGCATGTCTAGTTTTATGGGATTTATAATGCAACCTCTAACCTTTTTAACAAGTTCTATGTCGGGTATGTTGTCGGGGTTCTTAGATGAAATAAATATGGTAAGAGCCATGTTTGATAAAATCAGAACGTTTATTTCTAGCATTGTTGAATCTATTTTCGGTGTATTTTTAAATTTAATTATTGAATTCCAAAAAATTATAATTGGTATAAAAGATTTGATTGGTAAGAGCATTGGTATTATGGTTACTTTAATGTATGTTATAGACGGAAGTGTAAAGACAATGCAAAGTGCATGGAATGGCCCAGCAGGACAACTTGTTCAAGCGCTCGGCAAATGCTTTCATCCAGAAACAAAACTAAAATTGCAAAATGGTAACACGGTTTTTATTAAAGATATAAATTTAGGAGATGTTTTAGAGAACGGGTCAATTGTTGAAGCAACTATGAAACTCGACAATAAAATAAATCCAATACCGTTATATGTTATTAATTCTGAAGGAGTAAATAGAGAGAACATTTACGTAACAGGAGCTCATTTAATTTTTGATAAAAAAAGCAAAAAATATGTAAAGGTTGAAAATTATGATAAAGCAGAAAAAACCGACATATTCATTGATTGGTTTAGTTGTTTGATTACAAGTGACCATAAAATAGTAGTAGGTTCTGGAAAATTTTGGGATTGGGAAGATGACAACGTTTTAATAAATCAATAAACATATTACAAAATTGCTATAATTTTGCAATATATTAAAATCATTATTATCCATTTAATATATATGAGTAATGATACTGGATTAAAAAATATTGAAAAAATGTACAAAAACTTAACATATTTTGACCAATACGGAGGGTCTGTAATCGTATTAGTTATAATCACAATTGTTTTGTTATTTCTTTGTGCATATTGTTATGTCATGATAAATGTAGCTCCTATCAAAAATGATTGGCAAAATCAACGCTGTAAACCATATATTATACCATTTGCTGGAATAATAAATAAACCAGATAATATGTCCATGAGTGATTTTACGTCTCAAAATTATGCATACTGCCAACAAAGCATACTAACGAGTGTTGCAGGTTTATTTCTGCAGCCTATAACATTTATAACCAGCATGTTAAATGGAATTATAAATGATGTAAAAGATGCAATAAATTCCGTTAGAGCCATGTTTGACAAAGTTCGAACTTTTTTTGAAACCATAATAAAGGAAATTATGGGACGGATTATGAATATGATGATACCGTTACAACAAATTATTATTGGTATGAAAGATATGATGGGGAAAATGCAAGGCACATTGACAACGGGATTGTTTACAACACTTGGCGCATTTTACACAATGCAATCGTTGATGGGTGCTATTGCAGAATTGATAATAGTTATTTTAATAGCGATGGCTGCAATAATGATAGGGTTATGGGTAGTGCCAGTTACATGGGGTGCCGCTGCCGCAATGACCGCAGTTTTTTTAGCCATTTCCGTTCCTATGTCTATTGTTCTTGCATTTATGTTGGATTATCTCAAAGTAAAGCCTGATTTAAGTATTCCAAAAATTAAATGTTTCGATAAAAATACACTGCTTTTGATGCAAGATGGGCAAATAAAACCAATTATAGATGTCCAGGTAGGAGATGTTCTTGAAAATGATAACCAAGTAACTGCTAAAATAAAAGTAGATGTGAAGGGCTCTGAAATGTATAACCTAAATGGCGTAATAGTTTCGGATTCGCATATTGTAGAGTATAATAACAAATGGATTCACGTTTCGCAACATCCGGATGCGTTAAAACTTGGCATGTATTCAGAACCACATTTATATTGTTTAAATACTAGCAAAAAAACAATTTCAATAAATAACACCGTTTTTACTGATTGGGACGAATTATGTGAAACCGATATTGAATGTATTAAACAAAAAAACGCTGAATTTATGTCGCAAACATCTGATATTCACAAACACTTAGACGGTGGATTTGTAGGCAACACACATATTACGTTAAACAATGGCTCGACAAAAGAAATTAGAAATATTGTTGTAGGTGATGTTTTGGAAAATAATGAAATTGTCTACGGAAATGTGGAAGTAGATGGTATGGGGTTGACAAATCAGTACAGATATCATTTAGGGAATAATATTGTTATAGACGGAGGGCCAAATTTAAATATATGTGATAAAACCAAGCCATTTATAAGCACGTTGAATTTAGATAAAGCGTACGTTGAAGTACTAGATACAAAGGAAACTGTATTATACCATTTACTAACCAACAAACAAACTTTTTATGTTGGAAAACTAAAATTTTACGATTATAACTCAACTATTGATCTATTTTTAGAAAAAGATAGAGGAAAATTATTATCTATGAAATATGTATAAATGGAGATTTCAATATTAGGACATAAATTAAACGTCGAGCTGTTAATTTTAATTGGCGTAGTATATTTGATTTTAGTGGGACATACTGTGTGTGGTTGCTCTAGTGTGCATGGAGTAAAAGAATCACTCACTAATATGTTTGGCATGAAAGAAGGGTTTTCTGGAGCAAATACTAATTATGGCGAATCTTCGCGTTATAGTTTGAATGCTGCCATGACTCCCATTAATACTGCATCATGGAGTCTGCCAAATATGACCGTTACTCCTGGACAACCATTGAGCAAAGGAGTTCAAAGTGTGTTGGACCGTCCTCACCAACAAATTCCTTTGCCTGAGGGGGAATTGTCAATGTTTGCAAATACTCCTTTCAAGCCTGAATGTTGTCCTAATACATATTCTAATAGTACTGGATGTGCGTGTATGACAACAGGTCAATACAATTACTTGGTAACTCGCGGCGGCAATAATGTGCCTTACTCAGAGTATTAACCATTAACCATTGAATAATTATATATTTATATTTTTATAATATATATATAATGCCAAAAACTGTAAAAAAAAACAATGCAAGAAATAAGACTAAAAAGCAAAAAGAACCACTTAATCCTTATCAGTTAATTCCGAAAAACTGTCCAATTGGTTTAGAACCGTTTGAAAAAGAATTTAGTAAAACCATTCCATTAAACAAATTAAAATTAACAAATGACCAAAATAAAAAGGAATTCGTAAAAGAGTTGTTATCCGAGTTCTCTCCTTCTCACTTTACACCTAAAAATGATTTTTATAGTTACATAAATTATCTTTGGTTAAAAAATGTGTCGGTCACAGAACAGCAGGATTATATAGTTCAAATAGATGATTTTAGATTAGCCCAAGACAACGTATATAAACAATTAAATGAAATAATTTTAGAATACGTAAAAAGTCATGATAATCCCTTGTCAAAAAATCTGAAACATTTTTATGATTCTGTCATAAATATGAATTCTATCGAAAATAGTAAACAATTATCAAAAGAAGCCGTAATTGCAATAGACGATTTAATTAAGGAACAAAATGCTTGGAAAATGTTGGCATTTTTTAATAAGGATGAAATGATTTCATCTGATGCTCCGTTTGTATTTTCTTTAGCAGCAGACGACAAAGAATCTACTGTTTTTAGATGTTATATAAATGCGCATGCATTTGGATTAATAGATTTAAACGTTTATTATGATGACGGAACTGAAGTAGAATATAAAAAGAAATATCGAGCAGCTTATGTTAAAAACTGCAAACTAATATTTGACACCTGTTTAGGTCCTAATGATTTTGATGGTAAAGATGTGTATGACGTGGAGGTTGAATTGTTTAACGCATTAGGATGCACAGCAGTCACTACAAAAGAAGAAAAATCATATAATAAAATTTATGCAGACGAAGCCCTAGCAAAATACGACTTTGATTGGAAAGAATTTTCGAAAGAATTAGGGTTTAAACAACCACCAAAGTTTTTTATTACAGGTAGTTTAAATTATTTAAAATGTGGTTCTGAGCTACTGACAAAAAATTGGACTTCAAAAAAATGGCGGACTTATTGGATATTTATTTTATTAAAACGAATTGCTAGAATTACTAGAAACTGGGAAAAGGTTGTATATGAATTTTATGGTAATTATCAACGTGGACAAGAAGGTATTAACAATAGCGATTCGGTAAGCGCATCACTCTACATGTCTGTACCATTTAATAAATTTTTAACAGAACACTATGTAGCAAAATATGAAAACCCTCAAGCAATAAAGTACGTTAAAAATATTTGCGAAGACCTAAAACAAGTATTTTACAGAATTATGAGCCGAAATAGTTGGTTGTCGCCTTCAACTAAAAAATACGCACTAAAAAAATTACAACACCTAAATTTTACAATTGGACATATGAATAAAGAGAGAGAAGACCCATTGCTGGGGTATACAAGCAATTTACATGATAATATGCAGAAAATCTTGGAATGGAGACAGGAAAAGTTTGTTGAACTTGAAGGTAAACCATTTATAGACATTCCAATTATGGATTGGACACAGTATCCTGTTAAAATGATTGGTACTCAAGCATATATTGTTAATGCTTCATACACTCCTACTAAAAACGGCATTTTTATAAACTTGGGGTATATTCAAAAACCTTTTGTAGATTTGGATGACCGAGGAATAGAATATAATTTGGCTCATATTGGGTTTACACTTGGACATGAAATGTCGCACGGGTTTGATGATTGGGGCAGTCAATATGATTACAACGGCAATTTAAATGATTGGTGGACAGAAAGCGATAAAAAGAAATTTAAAGCGATTCAACAAGATGTAATTAAACAATATCATGATTTTGCCGCCAGAGATGGTATCAATTTTGATGCTTCCATTGGAATTGGTGAAGATATGGCAGATATTTCGGGAATGGCGATATGTAATGAATATTTGAGGGATTTTCAACAACATAATAAAGATTTAATACCTATTTGTAAACTGTCGTTTGAGGTGTTTTATACGTATTACGCATTTCAACAGAAACAAAAAGTTAGTAAAAAAGCGCTTAGTGCACAATTAAAAACAAACCCACATCCTCTTGATAAATATAGATGCAATATACCTTTATCTCGGTCGGATGTGTATAGAGCATTATATAACGTTAAAAAGGGTGATGATATGTGGTGGCCTAATACAAATACTATTTGGTAAAAATGAATTTACTTTTATTTTAAAATATTAGCTAATATTATGAATCTAACAAAAAAATATAACATTAACAATAACAATAAAACAAAAAAAAATACAAAACAGTATTTTAGCAAAATAAATATAACAAGTGTTAATGATATAATAAAAAAAAAGGATTCAATAAAATTAACCTCGTTGATTTCACAATATTTTACCAAAGAAATATTACCAATAGTTAATAAATGTAAACGTCCAATTAACTCAAAATATAATGATTTTGTTGAAAGAAGTAAAGGACGATTTGAGATACTACCATCTAAAAAAATACTAAAACAGATTTTTCAAATACTAAATAGTAATAAAAAATTTAGAATTTTAAATGAAAAAATTAAAAATACAATAAAACATTTTTGGGGTGATGTAACAGAGGAACTTGGTATACTACCTTTAGAACCAGATACTGCTGAGGGAAAATGGCATCGTGATATATTTGTAAAATCAAAAAATGATTTTGACAAAAATGTATTTTATATAACACAAGTAATATATTTAGATGATAAAGCAGATACTGAATTTTGTCTAAATAGTCAAAATAATAGTGATAACAATGATGAAAAATATAAAAAAAAACACGTTCACTCTAAAAAATGTTCAAGCATTTTTTTTGATGGTAGAACAATACATAGAGGGTTAGAAAATGAATCAGACAAGGTGAGGTATGCTATTTACATTAGTTATTATAAAAAAACATATATTGATAATGAATCACTAATAGATAAAAACTTTAATGAAAAGGATTTATTATCTGTTTGTAATCAATCGTACAAGGAATAAAATAAAATTGAATTTTCTTTTTATTTTTAAATAAAAAGAAAAAGCAGAATGGACAATCTACAAGATGAGCTTTATAAAATCTTTCTGAAATCTCCTACTAATTTGTTTGACGAATTTATTTTAGAATGTCAAAAATGGTATGAAATGCCAGCACATTCATTCAGTGAAATGCGAATGCGTGACAATAAAAAAGTTAGGGGGGATATTTTTGAAGAGTTTTGCGTTCTTTATTTGAAATATGTAAAAGGTTATAAAAATGTATGGCTTCTTAAAGACGTACCCGATGCCATATTAGATAAATTAACGTTAAAACGTCGAGATATGGGAATTGATATTATAGTAGAAACATCAGATGAAAAATATGTGGCAGTTCAGTGTAAATATAAAAAACACACTGGTTGCAAATTAAATATACTGTCATGGAGAGCATTATCCACATTTTATGCTCTTTGTTTAAGGACTGGACCATGGGATAAATATATAATTATGACCAATTGTGTTTATACTAGACATCAAGGGAAAAAAACGTCGCAAGATGTTTCGTATTGTTTAAAAACGCTACAAAATATCACTAAAGACGAATGGTTACGCATGTGCAATGTTTCTGGAGTCAAAATTGTGTCAGAAGAACAATTGGATGAAGAGAAAGCGGTAGAGAAAATCGAAGAAAAAGTAGTAGAAAAAGTAGTAGTTAAAAAAGTTGTAGTAAAAAAAGTTAAACCGAGTAAAATTATTATACCTTCTAAAGAAGAGATAAGAGCACTTCGTACGTCATTCTACAACATTTAATAATCTATCACATATCGTGAAGGGCTTTCAAAAAGGTTTTTTTTATTATTAACTTGCTATATACTATGAAGTCGGCCTTTAATAGAATCGGTTCGCTATTTAGAAAAAAAAAACCACTAAATCCACTCATTTATTTGCCTACCGAAATGAATGCACCAACGTATGAAACGTTGGAATTTAAATTTGACGAATCTGACTCCAAATTCGGAAATTCTTCGGTTGTTTTAACAACCGAAGCAGACACCCATACAGAAAGTGGAGATGGGTTAAAACTGAAATTGGTTGTTCATTCAAAAGGGATTGCAAGTGATAAAGGAATGCGAACCGGTGATATTGTTGTCGCTCTAGATGACACACCTATTTATTCCTTTGAAGACTTCACTGAACAGTTTCAAACCAGACCTTTAACCGTAAAGATAATTCGTCCTACTTATGTTTCAACCGACGAATTAAAAAATTTGTCGTCAACTCCAGATACACCTATACAATCAATCCAAAAACAAAAATCACTTGATGCAACAAAATTTAAAATGGATAACTATTTAGCTCAAACTATCAATCAATTTGGACTATACACAAATTTTTACAAATCTTTATCGTACCCTGAACAACAAGCAATAAGAAATTATCAAACCGATTCTGGTGAATTTAATAATCATCCAATATCAGTCCAAAGACTAAAGAATGTTTTTGCTAAGGCACCACCACTTCCATCTACCATTTATGTATACAGATGTTACTCAAGCAAAGTTAGTATTAATAGCATTGATAATCAAATGGAGTTGGGGAGGTTTTTGTCGACATCATTGTCACACAAACTGGCATTGAACTGGTGTGATTTGCAAAAGGGGAATTGTTATAACACCCGTGATAATGCTAAGAAATTGGAAATTTGTATAATTATACCTAAAGGTTCAAAAGTTTTACCACTTGTGTATGCATTATTTGACGTTTATAATGAGTATGAAATATTGTTGCCACCAACTGGAAATATAGTTTCAACTGAAGCGTGTCATCCGAAATATAATGTCCCGATTTTTATATATTTTGAAGATTCGCGTCTGGCAAATCAGTTTAAGGAATCACAATACCCAACCGTCGCACAACAACCTGTCGCACAACAACCTGTCACACAAGGTCCCGTCACAACAAACTGGAATGAATGGCTACAAAAAATGCTAAAACAACCAGAAGAACCCCCAGAAGGCGTTGATTATGCGAATGCAGTAATTGATGCATATGGTGGCAATAAAACGTACAAATCAAGGAGAAGTAAAAAATCAAGGAGAAGTAAAAAATCAAGGAGACACAACAAAGTCACAAACACATTTAATAGGAAAAAAAATAAGACACGAAAAAGAAAACATTGACCGTTTATTTACGCGTGTATTCGCAAATAGTGCAATATGTTATGTTTTGCGACTTTTCACAATCAATATCAATTGTATCTTTTACAAAATCATGTTGACAACAAGAAACCATTTTGTCATTCGCAACCTGTACAAGGATGTTAATAGCTTCAATTTCTTGTTCATAGTTTTTTTTCATATTTTCCATCTTTAACATTTCGTCATTAGGTATATCATATATTTCTTTGTTAGAAATAAATTCGGTATAAATAGACGTTATTTCTAGCATGTGGTATTTAATTGCATTTATACGCTTTTTGAATAAAAAAAATACGTCAGGTGTCATTATGTATACACATAATTAGCAATATATATTTAAATTAGTTTACATTATTTACATTTTGGTCTATACGTATATTGCTTATACGTACATACTATACATAGCAGAAACATTGTTATTATCCTTTTTAATTAATTTGTCAACAATTTCTTTTGACACTGTAAAAGGGAATTCAACTTTCAATGACATATCTTCTTCAAATAAGTTCGAGTCGGGCTTCATCAATCGATACAAATTGAGCTTTGTGTAAATAATTTCTAAACACCTCTTGAGATTTCTTACACCGTCTTCCTTGTTACAGTAATTGTCAATGATGTAATGGAGTGTTTCATCTGGGATAATAATGTCTTTCTGTTCGAATTTCACTTGTTCGCGAATTTTTGGCAATAAATAATCGTTGCCAATTACCGTCTTTTGTTTTTGATTATAACCCTTTGTTTGAATTCTATACATTCTGTCTTTTAAGATAGGATTTACTTTGCTTTCGTCGTTATAACTGAAAATGAACAAACACTTGCTCAGGTCAAAATTGATTTCGGCAAAATACTTGTCGTGAAATTGAGAATTTTGAGAGGTGTCTGTCAAATGAGTCAATATACCGGCAATTTCTTCACCGCGCGGTGTGTCGCTAATTTTATCTAATTCATCAAAATAAATTACTGGATTCATGCACTTGCTATCTATAAGAATCTGAACAATTTTACCCCATGTACTACCCTCGTAAGTATAAGAATGACCTTCCAAAAAGCTACTATCTGTCGCACCGCCTAGCGCAATAAATGCAAATGGTCTATTAAGAATCTTACTAATTCCTTCTTTTACTAGACTAGTCTTTCCTGTTCCAGGAGGTCCATGAATAGCAATGGCCGTTCCAATCGACTTTGGATTGGTAACTAGCTGCCCTAACATTTGCAAAATCTGCATTTTAGCATCATTTAATCCATAAACAGCTGAATTTAGCGTATTTTGCGCAGATTCCATAAATTCATGACACTTGTCTACACCGTCATCAATAGATATTGGCAAGGTTTGATAGACATTAAATGGAATTCTCATGAAAGTGTCTACCCAGTTTTTAATTTTGTAAAATTCGCCACTTCCGGGCTCCATGTACCGGAGTGAATTGATTTTTTTCATAGCAGCTCCTTTGAAAAGGGTTGGAATATCCGATTCGAGAAGTGTAATTCTATAGGGTTTTTGAATTCGAGTAATTTTATTTATTTCTCTCAATTCCTTTATGATTTTCTTTTGTTCGTGGATATCCAGCTTTTCATAAAAGGCGAAATCATTCATGGTGTTTTTGTCCTTGACAATTTTCTTGAAAATACGATTGTTTCTTTCCTTTTGTTTTTGCATTTTTTTGTCTTGTCTTGTCTTTGTAGTTTTAAGGTCTTCTTCATATGCTTCAATGCATTTTTGAATAGACTTGTTATTTTTATTATTTTGACACAATTCTTTTAGTTTAAAAAGAACATCATTACTATCTTCGGTGCTATTTTTATCGACCGTTTCTCCTTTCTCTTTTTTATCTTCCTTTTCCTTTTCTTTTCCCTTTTCTTCCTTTTCTTCCTTTTCTTCTTTCACCTTTTTGCTTCCCTTTTTTTTCGAAACAATAATTTCTTCTTCTTCAGAGTCAGAAGAAACCGACGCGTCTTCGTCTTCAGTATCTTCATCATCATCTGAATCTTCATAATCTGAATCGTCTTCATCTTCCCATTCATCTTCATCATCGTCTTCTGCTCCACCAATTGTAAATATAATATTTATTTTATTAGATTTCTTGTCTACAATAAAATCATCTTCTTCCTCATCGTCATCGTCATCGTCGTCATCATCTGTTTCTTCGATATATTCAGAATCATCTTCATCTTCATCTTCAGTATCTAGTTCAACAACTTTTTTATCCTTTTTCTTTTTATCCTTATCTTTATCTTTATTCTTCTTATCCTTAACCTTTTTATTTTTAGAGCTCTTTTCTTCTTCGGATTCTGTTTCCCATGATTCATCGTCATCTTTTTCAGCCTTCTTTTTGCCCTTATTTTTTTTATCAAGTTGTTTGACAATTTCATTTTTTATTCCTTTTTGAAGATTTTCTCCAGATTTGATTTTTTCATTAAGGTGTTTGGATGGAAATATTTTTGCCAAAAACTTTCGATATTCATGAACATTCATTTCATCACTGTCGCTATCAGTTTCCACACTATCACTGTCAGACTCGGACTGTCTCTTTTTTTTTAATGAAACATCGGCTGCCTTTTTCTCACTCTTTTTGCGCTGTTCTTTTTTTGAAATCTTGTTTTGAATATCTTTCGTCATTTCTTATATATATATATTATTACGTCTTTATTTTAAATAATAATCAATTTTATTTTATAAAAAAATACTCATAATCATAAATTAATACTATTGCAAATCGATATAAAAAATTATCGCCTATATTTAATGTATCTAATAAAATAAAATTGATTATTTTAAAACAATCTAAAATCTAAACAATATAATATATAAGAGATGTCTAAATACACAAGTTCAAATACTATGAATTGCTCCAAAGTAATTGGAATTCAGTTTAGTATAATGTCTCCCGAAGAAATAAGAAAAGGCTCTGTTGCCGAAATTACAAGCAGGGATACTTATATTAATAATAAGCCAGTCATAGGTGGACTATTCGACCCGAGAATGGGCGTTTTAGAACCAGGACTAATATGTCCAACAGATGGATTGGACTATATGAAAACGCCTGGTTATGCTGGTCATATTGAATTGGCTCGACCAGTGTTTTATATTCAATATTTAAGTACTATACTAAAATGCCTTAGGTGCGTATGTTTTAAGTGTAGTAAAATTTTGATTAGTAAGGAAAAATATAAAAAGGCGATGAATATTTCGGGCGATGCCAGATGGAAATATATCTTCCCCCTGGCAAGCAAATCAAAACGTTGCGGCGAAGATACGGAAGATGGATGTGGATGTTTGCAACCAAATAAAATTAGAAAAGAAGGACTTGCCACCATATTTGCTGAATGGAAAAATGAAGATGTCGAAGCAGAACCTATTATAATAAAAGTGACGCCTGAAATGGTTTTGAAGATATTTAAAAGAATATCTGACGAGGATGTCTCATTTATGGGGTTTAGTCCTATTTGGTCGAGACCTGATTGGATGGTGTGTCAAGTTATGTCTGTTCCGCCTCCTGCAGTCAGACCTTCTGTAAAGCACGATGCACAGCAACGGTCAGAGGATGATTTGAGTCATATATTGGTCAATATTATCAAGACAAATAAGACGCTTCAAGAGAAACTTCAAAACAACGCCCCTGCGAATGTAATCGACGATTGGACTACGGTGCTCCAGTATTATGTCGCAACTCAAGTCGATAACAAAATTCCAGGAGTTGCTTCTGTTGCGCAACGCAGCGGACGACCTCTGAAATCGATTAAAGACAGACTTAATGGAAAGGGTGGTCGCATGAGAGGTAACCTCATGGCGAAACGCGTAGATTTTAGTGCGCGTTCTGTTATCACAGCCGACCCTAACATTTCTATTAGAGAATTGGGAATTCCTATGAAAATTGCAAAAAATATTACCAAACCTGTTGTTGTCAACAAGATAAACAAAGCCTTTTTGACAAAATTGGTGCAAAATGGCCCGGATAATTGGCCAGGCGCAAAAATGTTGGAAAAACCAAACGGCGAATCCATCACTTTGCGTTATTATATGGACCGTAATTCAATTGTCCTCGAAGACGGAGACATTGTTCACAGACACATGATGGACGGTGATGCGGTTCTATTCAACCGTCAACCAACTCTTCATAGAATGAGTATGATGTGTCATATTGCAAGAATTATGAAACGTGGCGACACATTTCGCATGAATGTTGCTGACACAAAACCATACAATGCCGATTTTGATGGAGATGAAATGAATTTACACATGCCTCAAGACCCGGAATCAGAGGCAGAATTGAGAAATTTGGCGGCCGTACCCTATCAAATTATTAGTCCGGCAAATAATTCATCCATCATTGGTATTTATCAAGATTCCATGCTTGGGTGCTATCTATTCACTAAAGAAGATGTAAATTTCTCACCAAGAGACGCCATGAATATATTGATGATGTTTAACGGAATTAATGAGCATGAACTCTTAAAAAATTCAGAAAAAGAAAAGGGAATATCTAGTTTTGATATTTTGTCGCAGATTATGTACCCATTGACAATGAAATACAAAACTAAGGCATTTAAGGATGACAAAGATGATATTAAAACATCCAACAATGTAATTGAAATTCACAATGGAAAATATATTAGAGGACAAATGGATAAGAGTGTTTTGGGTGCTGGAACAAAAGGTCTTCTGCATAGAACATGTAATGACTTTGGTAATATGGCATCAGCCAAATTTGTTGACGATTTGCAAAACGTTGTCACTGAATACATGAAATCGTCTGCGTTTAGTGTAGGCATTAGTGACTTGATTTCAGACGAAAAAACAAATCAAGATATTATCAAGGTAATTACTCAAAAGAAAACAGACGTGAAAAATTTGATTGAACAAACCCAGATTGGTATTTTTGAGAATAAAACCGGAAAATCAAACAATGAAGAGTTTGAAACTCAAGTGAATAATATTTTAAATCAGGCTACATCCGAGTCTGGTAAAATTGGTCTGAAAAGCCTGAGCAAAAATAATCGGTTTGTAACCATGGTTAATGCAGGTTCAAAGGGGTCAGATTTGAATATATCCTTTATGATTTCTTGTCTGGGACAACAGAACGTAGACGGAAAGCGAATTCCGTATGGGTTTGAGCACAGAACTTTGCCTCATTACACAAAGTACGATGACTCACCTATCGCCAGAGGATTCGTTGAAAGCTCATATATCAATGGACTATCACCTCAAGAGCTGTTCTTCCATGCTATGGGCGGTCGTGTTGGTTTGATTGATACTGCAGTAAAAACGTCAACCACTGGTTATATTCAACGCAGATTGATTAAAGGATTGGAAGACCTGATGGTCAGTTATGACATGACAGTGCGAACGAATAAAAATAAAATCGTTCAGTTTGCATATGGTGATGATAACATAGATACTACAAAAGTAGAAAATCAAATCATACCAATTGTTTCCATGAGCAGTCAAGATATTTATGCGCATTTCATTTTGCCTGATGAAAAAGGCAATTTAAAAACGCTGAGTAATGTATTTCTAAAAAATGTGTTGGCGCGATATAAAAAGCAACATGCCGACATGTTAAAATACTGTGAAAAATATACGCAGATTATGTTAGCAGCCAGAGAAAAAATTATTAAAAAAGTTTTTAAAAATAAGGGTGATATTGTAGTGAACTGCCCAGTGGCATTTTCATATATTATTAATAATATCCAAGGACAAACAAATATCACCGCGTCGTCGCTGGTAGACATTACTCCAGTAGAAGCGTTTGTTATGATTGAACAGTGTTATGCGAATCTCGAAAAAATTCATTACGCACCACCGACTAGTTTGTTTAAAATCTTGTATTTCTATTATTTGTCTCCAAAAGAGTTGCTTATTGTGAAGAGATTCAACAAAAGTGCGCTTACTTTGCTTTTGGATACGGTTACTATTAACTATAAGCGTGCTATTGTAGCACCAGGCGAAATGGTTGGCATGATTTCTGGACAGAGTATTGGCGAAGTGTCAACTCAAATGACTCTTAATACGTTTCACTTTGCTGGTGTTGCTTCCAAATCGAATGTCACGCGTGGTGTGCCTCGAATCGAAGAAATTCTATCTTTGTCAAGCGAACCCAAAAATCCATCGCTAACCATTTATCTGAAGGAAGAAGATGAAACACAGAAAGACAAGGCGAACTCTATTATGTACATGTTAGAGCATACTAAGTTAGAAGAGATTGTAAAATCTACAGAAATCTGCTTCGACCCAGATGACCTAAATACATTGATTAGTGAAGACAAGGACACAATTGAACAGTATCGCGCATTTGAAAATTTAGTCGCAGAATGCACTGAACAATCGTTGAACAATGATGAGAATGAAAAGTCCAAGTGGATTGTAAGAATGGTTATGGACCCGGAAGTAATGTTAGAAAAAAATATAACCATGGACGACGTGAATTTTACACTAAACAATTGTTATGACAACCAAATATCGTGTGTATATTCGGACTACAATGCAGATAAGCTGGTATTTCGCATTCGAATGAATGAAGTTATTAAAAGTGGCACAAGCCGAGGTGGTCAGAAAAAGACAAAGGTAAATCCGCTTGACCAGTCAGACCAAATATATTTATTGAAAAATTTTCAAGACCAATTGTTGCAAAACATCGTCCTAAGAGGTATCAAGGGAATCAACAAGGTCATTCTTAGAAAGGTTAAGGATAATATGGTCGAAACGAATGGAATTTACAAAAAGCAAGATATTTGGGTACTAGATACCATTGGAACAAACTTGTTGGGCGTGCTTGGTCTGGATTTTATTGACAATACAAGAACTTTCAGTAATGACATTGTTGAAATATATAATGTTTTAGGCATTGAGGCGGCTAGACAAGCCATTTACAATGAACTTGTCGATGTCATTGAATTTGATGGAACGTATATTAATTACCATAATTTCAGTGTTTTAGTAGACCGCATGACGTATACTCATAAAATGATTTCCATTTTCAGACATGGAATCAATAATGACAATATTGGTCCTATTGCAAAAGCCTCATTTGAGGAAACGCCTGAGATGTTCTTGAAAGCCGCTAGGCATGCGGAGCTAGATACATTTAGAGGCGTATCTGCAAATGTAATGTGCGGTCAAGAAGGGTTCTTTGGAACAAGTGCCTTTCAAATTGTATTGGACATTGAAGAACTAGAAAAAATGCAAGAGGCTAGTGAATATAAACCAGTTGACATTGAAGATGAAATTGAAAAATTCTTCGAAACTGTCGAAGACCCGCAAGACCCTTGTGGAATTAACAAATTAACGGTACAAAATAATGTCATTAGTATAAAACCTGAAGACATGGGTGGAGACAATAATTATAATCCAGGATTTTAAACTTGTAATAAATAATATTTAAAGCTTGCATGATGTAATTATATACAAATAATATATTTTTTTTGTGTAAAAAAATATATTTTCATTTATAAATGATAACCAATAAATTAAGAATATGTAAAATGATTCGCGAAAAGCGTCAAACTGATACACAGATAGCTGCACTTATAGACGCACAAATCATTGGTGTTGTTACAAAATTGAAAGATACAATATATTGCAATAGAACGAATGTGTGGCAAGAATTGAACGATAAACAATAAACAATATTGTAAAATAAATATTAAAAATTAATTCTTTATTTTATTATGAATTGCTTTAATTATATTGCAAAAAAACTAACAAATGTCGACAAGGTAGATAATACATGCAATGATGAACTAATCTTACAAATAAATTTTGAGATTTTTTTAAATATGCCATATTCCATTAAAAAAAAATTCACGTATTATGATAACATAAATAAAAATATGTTTTTAACGCGCGAACAACGTAATGGATTCAATCAAACATTTTATGATATACAAAAAGCTTGCGCAGGATTTCACAAACTTGCACACATTTACAAATACAAAAAAGCCCCTATTATTGTAGATACTGATATATGTTTAAATAAAATAAATATTACCGATAAAAATGTGATATGTATTTATCAAAACAATTTCAAATATTTATTTAACGTATTAGATTTGATTAAAATTACTAACCATGCGCTGACTCATAGCGAGTCTTTTTATTCAGACCCTAAACCGTTAAAAAATCCATATAACAATATGTATTTTAATAAATCTACTCTATACAATATATATTTTTACATCAAATATAATACAAATCTATATTCAGATTTATTTTTTAAATTTTTTGATGTACATTTTAATTTAGCTGAGTATAATATCAAATATGAACACATTTTGAGAGAATACTCCATTGAAAATCATGTAAACCGTTCTTCAGTCTCTATTCTTTTTGTTGAAACTTTGCGTATGTTTAGTGGGTATAATTACAGACAAAAAAACAAATTTGTAATTGATTCAAACTTTCCAAAAGAAATTTTAGTAAAAATAATGAAACCTTATTTATTGTTACACGTGCAGAGTTTACATTCATTAGTCAACGCAACAAAAATGTATGCTTCGACAACATTGATACAAAAATTATTGACACTTCACAGTTTTAATCCTAATTTTGGAAAAAAAATAATGTATCCTGTAACCAAATGGAGATTTGGTAAACCTAAGGTTACGTACAAACCTTATTTCAATGATAAACATTGCCCTTTTCATAAGCCTTCGAATGATTTTTTGTCTTCACACACAACCTTAAATTGCGAATACAATGATGAAAACGATATGCCACAAATAATGAATACATTTGAGTATACTATTTTTAATGTGGAGGTTTTTGCCGATGAAATAGAGGAATATGAAGATGAAGGAGGAGAAGATGATGAGGAAGATGATGAGGAAGAAACGGTTATTTATGACAATGTCGTGCCAAATGAGACCTTAATAGTAGACGATAATGACACCGATTTAGAAGAAGCTGACGATAACTCTGTAAGTTAAGTAGATGAACTCTCTATTATTAGCGCTTTTTTTAGATTTTTTTTTGTTTTTGGGTTTCCTTTTAAAACTAATTTTTTTTTGGTTTTCATTTTACTCGGTTTAAGTATTTCATCTAATGATACTGGCGAGTCTTCTTGAATTTGTAATTTTTGTGCCCTTATTTTTTTAGCGACCGGCTCATTAAGTGAGTCTTCTTCTATAATTAGATTATTCTTTTTTTTATAGTTTCCAGTTGGTTTAGTAAAACGGTTTAAATATTCTTTTATTCCTATTTTGACATTAACAGCTTCTCTTATTTTATCAATACACTCTTCATTTAGTTTTTTGATAGAAATTAAACTTCCTCCTTCAGCGTTTTGTATAATTTTAAAACTTGGCACATTTTCCGCTTTAAATGCAGGCAACATGATAAAAATAAAGTCATCTGCTTCCTGACCGTATCCAACAAAAACATTGGTCTTGTATTCCGTTTGCAATATTGTCTTTTGACATATGAAAATTGTTGGAATTTCGTATTTTTGAATCAATAACCACAAGTCAAGAGTTGTCAGAAAATAATTGTCTGTATAAATAAAACTAGAAAAAGACAACGTTTCTGACCGCACTTGGTCTCCCAAAGTTTTTTTCCCTTCAATAATTAACACATCGACAATTTTTTTTTGATATTCAATCAAGTATTTTTTATATTCGTTGTATAATTCGTTTTTAATTTCATTGATGCTTAGGTTTTTTCCCAGTTTTCTCTCAATTATGTCGATTATAAATTCAAATGTACAATTATTAAATTTACTGTATTCAACCTCTTTGTAATTCTCAGGAAAACAATGTTTCCATGCACCAGAAGTTATTTTTTTAATGATTAGCTCACATTTACTGTTGGCATTTTTTCCGATTGCATGGTCTAGTGAAGGAATCGTATTCTCATAAATTTGTGTCATAACTGGTTCAGCTTCGTCGTACGAATTATTGATTATGTATTTATTTTGCGTACTTGGAACAAATGATTCAAAGTATTCCTGCGTTAAAAGTGATTGAATCATGATTATTTCATTGTCTCTTAAATTATATCCTACATTTCCAAATGATAAATACGTTTGCGGTTGAAACATAAAATTTTTAATCCTGCTATATCTCACTAATTCATCAGACATTCGGCCAAAATAAATAGGGCTGTTTTCTTTATGTGTTATTAAATTTTTTTCAGGTAAAATCAAATCGCAATCATCATTTTCGGATAAAGCGCACAAATTAGGTGTATTAGTACATTTGTCTTTATCTTTAATCACACATGTGGACACATCATCTATTAATTTATAGAAATTTTCATCACCGACGAATCTAATTTTATTTCTTACCAACTCTTTCAAGAGTGAATCAATTTTATGAAGCTTTTCAGAATATATTATAAATTTGTTTTCGTTTTCCTTTATTATTCTCTCTCGTATTTGATTGTTTTCATAATCATTTAATAAAATGCGTATTGTATTTCTAAACACATTATAAAAGTTGGCTTCAGATTTTATTTTTTTAATATAATCGACACGTTCTTTGTCTATGCCGTTATTTATGGATGTAGGAACGTCTATTGAAACCATCGGTTTAGAGTTGACGTTAACAATGTAGTTATTGTTTTTAAAGGATGGAAGATTATTGGTTATAGAAACGTCTTGCTCTGGAATAGGTTGTGATATTTGAATAAATTGATTCGTTTCCGTTAATATTCCCACCACTAATTCATCTTCTATAATTTTAAAAGCGGGTTTACAAGGAATATCTGCACGTTCTTTTCGTTTTGAACTTCGTTTGTATAATTTAAGTAAAAATTGCACAGTATCATTATAATTGTTCCACAAAGTTATGTCGGTCATAAAAACAAAAGTTAATCCCGGCTTTAAATCTTCATCTATTGCAGAAGGATAACAAGGGATAAATCCTTTTTTTGTAGACACTCCAGGCTCTTCTGCTACAACTCCTATAATTTTATTATTAAAATTGAGGACCAGTTTAATGAGTTTGTATTCATATTTATCTAGTTTTTGAATTAAATCAAACAAAATCAACGGGCGTTTAGCCTTGTAAATATTTGGCATACTGTCTAACGGAGCACATATTGTTTTAAAAAACGGCTTTATTATCTCTTTGATGACTGCTCGCATAGTCTTGGACAATTGTGGGTCATATTCTTTAAACTCCTTTGCAATAATTAATTTATTATTATTTGACATGTATGAATATATAGGTTCATAATATCCATCTTCTTTCATCAATATAATTGTCGGTTTTCTTGCTTCGTAAAATTCACTTGAATAATGGTTAGTTGGACATAATAATTGAACATTGTTTGTAATATCATCGTTTGGTAATTGGAAAATAACCAGATTTACGCCTGTTGGAAACAAAAATTTATTTGGCATGCTAACTATATCCCATAAATATGTGTGGTCTATAATGGCATCTTCGTCATTTAAAAAACTTGTAAAATTTTCAAAGGCCGAAATCACTTTCTTAAAATAAATCATCTCTGCATCATTTGTTTTATTTATTTTTGCAAATAATTTTGAATTAGCATATTTGTTTACATCAATTGCCATGTTGCTCTTGTAGTTATTAAAATCAGTAACTAAATTCCCATTCTGGTATTTAATAAAATTGTCAATCGTCAATGATTTAATTATTCGGGTTCGCATGTCTTTAATACTTAAATTTTGTGCAGTATTCACTGCTCCTTTATTTTCATCAGGTAGTTTTTTACCGAAAAATATAGCATCTGAAATACATGCTATAAAAGATTGCTTTTTACTGATTTCAACTCCATGACGCAATAGACAAGGATGATTTTGCTTGATATTTGTATTCGTTTTACTTATTTGACAATCCGCGTTTACCTCGTGGAGCATTTTTTGCATTCCTGGCGGTAAATAACCCCACCGTCCAGCATCCAAAGGAAATTTATCAGGGCCTTTGATATAATCATCATTTATTTCAGGTTTTATTACATCTTTTGTTTTCTCCTTGGAATCATCGCTACTACATTTTTCTTTTGCTTTTATTCGACCTGCTGTATTATATTTATCAAAACAACATGGTAAACAATATCCAGCAGGATGTTTATCTGTTTGAAACCCTGGATAACGCTTAGGATTCTTATCATTCGGTTGAAAAAATTCATATATATAATGACCAGGCTTAACTGTTTTGTCGCCACGAGCTAATACTTTCCCACACGTAGGATGTACCAATTCTTTTTTACCATCTTTACCTACAACCTCTTTTAAATCTTTGGGGTCAATAATTGTATTTGTTTTAAGACACCAATAGCGAGGGCAAATATAATTAAATTTGTTATTTGGGTCAGACCCATATTTAATGACGTCTTCGTCTCTCAAAAAACCATTATGTTCTTTATTTATTTTTGCTAATTGAGTATCCGTTAAAATAACAGGTTGTCTTCGCGTATCAGAACTACATGTTCTAGAGTATGCATTATATTCAGCAGTGTCTTCTTTTAAAATAAGCACAGGGTCGTGTTTTTCAATTAATGATTGAAAATAATATGGCTTGTTTAATTTCATACCATCAATATTTTTTACTTCATTTTCGTTGTCACTTTCTAAGTCGCTTTCTGAGTCCGAATCCAATTTGGATTCTTCTGAATCAGACTCTATTTGTACAATTGATTTTTTAACTTCGTGTTCTATGTTTGGTAATGGTGGTAATGATTCTGGTTTGACTACAGGAAATGGTGTCAATGATTTTTGCATTTCAGATTCGACAGACGATTCGGATTTTACTGATTCTGGTGATTCTGGGTTGACTATAGGCAATGATTCTGGCGATTCTGGTTTTGGCGCGGGCAATGGTGTCAATGATTTTTGCATTTCAGACTCGACTGACGATTCAGATTTTGCTGATTCTGGTGATTCTGGTTTGACTATAGGCAATGATGGCAATGATTCTGGTGATTCTGGTTTTGGCGTGGGCAATGGTGTCAATGATTTTTGTATTTCAGATTCGACAGACGATTCAGATTTTGCTGATTCTGGTGATTCTGGTTTTGGCGTGGGCAATGGTGGCAATGATTCTGGCGATTCTGATTTGACTGCGGGCAATGATGGCAATGATTTTTGCATTTCAGACTCGACAGACGATTCAGATTTTACTGATTCTGGTGATTCTGATATATTGTCTGTTGCCATTACCTGAGGAGCTTCTATTTGCACAGGAGATTCTATTTGTGGACTCTCTTCTTCATCAGTTGAAATGGAAGGCTCTGAAGAACTAACACCACTTGGTATTGTTACTCCCTTATAACTTATTTTATCACTTAATATAGATGAAGATGTATCACTACCACCCTTTGCATCATTTTCATCTTCATTTTCATCTTCATTATCGTCATCATCATCAAAAAACAAACTCAACGCTCCTTTGGGTTTTTCTCTCTGAACATCAATATAGGTTTCATTTTCATTTTCATTTTCATCTTCATCAGTAGAATGGGCTTCCCCTTCTGATATAGAAGCTTCTATAGGAGCAATTATGTCAACAATCACAACATCTTCTTTTGACACGGAAGAGCACAAATTGTTTATTTCTTTTGACGGGAAAGAAGTGCTCGTTTTATTTTGTGTTAAACGAATTATAGTATCCAAATAAATTGGAATGGTCGACAAATAATTGATATCGTTAATGTTTTCAACAAGTATAGTGGCCATGCTCGTTTTTTGGTCAACTGTAATAATCGTTTTGAATCCCGGATTGTCTTTAATTTTAATGACAGATTTTCTAACTCCTCTTTCTACTTGAATTTCATTTGCAACCTTTTTAACAATATCCTCTGCTTGTTTGCGATTTAAATCATCCTTGAAATTATCAAGTAACGCATCAATAATTTCATTTCCTCTCAATCCTTGTTCACTTTTTTCGAGTACAAATGCCTCTTGACTTGTGACTTTATTGAAATTAGCAACTCTTTTAAATCTTAGCTGAGTGGTTGACTTTAATTTGCTTTTCTCATCATTAAATATACTAGAAATGCAGCCTTTAAAAGTAGTTATATTTATTGGTTTTGATATTTGTATTTGTGATTCGTAATCAATTTGTTTAATTTCAACATTCTCATCGGTTAACGCGGTAAATTTATTTAATTTATAGCCGCTTTGTTCTAGTAATCCTTTCATTTCTTCTATTATAGGATTTATAACGTCCATTAAAAGTTTATTCACTTCTGTTTCAGTCATTATAGAAGCAAACTCGGAAGTAATAGTTATAAATCCTGTTTCGCTAAATTCACAAATAATTGTCTGAACAGTTCCAGCAACTTTATGTTCAATCAAAATGGCAACTGATTTGGTTTTCGCAATAGTCTTAATTGCTTTAAATATGACGGCTTTTTTGAGAAAAGGAATTTTTCTACCGTCTGTTGATATTTTGTCTGTGAACAATCTATACACATTTTCTTGTCTAGTAGAAGGATTATATTTAATCAGTGGATTTTGTTCGGTTGCATGAATAACTTTAAAAATTATCTCTAATGGTATTTTAATGTCAAATGCAGGCGAAATGATTAATTTAATAAATTTAATTCCACGATTTATATAATTTAATTCACTCTTTCTTAGACTATAAACGCCATAAAACATATCAACGGTTTTAAACAGTTCAAAAGTAGTATCATTCAATACTTTTTTATTACCTTCAATCAAGTTCTCTTTTGATTCAACCAGTTCACTCAAATCATTTACATTTTTATTGTATAAAAAAGGATAATAAACTTTAATAATGGTTTGTGACGACACTTCTGTTGTAGAAATATAATTTAAGACGTCTGACGCTAAACATACATAAATATTATTATCAACTATGTTGCCATTATTCAAAAGTAAGTGACTGTTCAAAGTAGTCAACGATTTCCTAGTAGACTTTTCCAAAAAAGAATCAAATTCTTTAACTTTATATGGGTCGCATATAAATGGATATTCATTTTCAACAATAAAAAATTTTTGTCCCAACACTTTATTAATTATATATTTTTTCCCATCTATTTTCATATTTAAAATGTCGTCAAATGTGTAGACATCTTTTATTGGAGGGACTTCAAGCGGAAAACCATTTTCGTCGCTAACCACGTTCGTCACAAATTGTTCCAATCTTATTTTTGTTAGTTCTAATTTTTTATTTTGCGTAAGAGATTGATAGAGAGAAACAGCATTCAGAGTTTCTATTTTTTGACAAAATAAATATATCTCTTCTAGCGAAAACTGCCTCTTAAGTTCGGTAAGTATTTTAATTTTAATAGTTCCAATAGAATCGTCAAAATGAATCATTTGATTACAGAAAACAATTTGAATTTTGTTGGCATTTATGTTTTCTAATTCTTTATTAGTAAATATTTCCTTAAATAATTCTTTTTGTTTGTTAGAACTAACGGTTTTACCATAAAAAACATATATTGTTTGAATGATTCCATTTACTACGTAATTTAATTTATATATTTTGTTAGGATTGATTGGATTTGACATATATATAAAGATAGTATTATTATATGATTAAATTATTTTTAATAAATATCAATTAAAAATAATTTTTTTTAAACCAAATCGTAAAATGGGTTATCATTAATTTTCATTCCACAATACTCTTGGGGCTTCTTTTTATAATCTACTGGATAATAAATTCCTGCAACTTTTGCATTTTCCAGTAAAAATTTAAAATTCTGCCAAAATTCTTGTTTATGTCCAATTGAGGTTGTCATAATATGAGATAATTCGTGTAAAGCTACAAACGTCAGTGTATTGATGTCTATCAACTTATCTCCTTCTTTTGTTGTGTTTAAACAAAAAGCCAATTTTTCACCTTTGTTTTCGCTATATGCCGTTAGCTCGCTTGTAGGTAAAGTCTCGCTAACTTTTTTTGGATTAAACCCTTCAACTAATTTTATTACGCGTGGGTCTTTTGGATGTTTTTCTTTCATGTACAATACCATTTTTTTGCACTTTTCCGTTACAGTCGCTAATAAATTTGCAGCTAATTCAAGTTTCACGCGCTCCCTAACACAATATCTATTTCCATCTTTAGAAGCAATGATGCATTTTAAATTAAATGCGTCAGAATCATAATATATTCTTAAACAAAATAATAATATAAATGCTAAAAATATATAAAAAAAAATACTGTGTTTTTCCATATATTTTATTGTTATTATTAATAATGCAATTTTATTAATAATATATTTTTACTAAACAATGTATTCAATTCACTTAACTTTATTATAAACGCCAGATTGTGCTCCTGTTATTTGACCACGTACAGAGTTAGGAATTAATTCACCTCTTCCCTCATTAGAACTCTCGGCAACTACGTTTTCAATATTATAGTCTCGTGCTGTATAACCGTTCGAAAACTTATAATTAACCTTGTTATGAATTAATAAAGCATTTAATTTTGTATTTATTGCGGCTAATGTTACAGGCATATTCATAGCACTACGATTTGCTTTTAATGTATTTTGTGCATAAGCTGAATAATGACTTGATTTTGAAAATCCGTTGGGTTTTGTTGATGGTTCTGTCACTGGTGGTTCTGTGGCTACAAGTTCTGTCTCTGCCGCCACAGGTTCTGCTGCTGCTGTTGTCGGTGGAGGTGTCTTTTTACTTGAAGATGTAAGAGAATCAAAAAATCCACCAGCTCGCCTTGTTTTCCTTTTTTTAGAAAAACGTACTTTTCGCGTTTTTGCCATATAAATACATTTATATTTTAAATATTATGTTGCATTTATGGTTTATTGTCCGCCAGCACCAATTTCAAGAGGAGGTCTCATAAAATCAGGCTCGATTGTGCTCTGATTCCATGGTCCTACATTTAACTGAGGATTGGGGGGTTCAGACCGAATTTGTAAATTCGCATTTCTTAACGTTTGTCCAATAGTGTCAATACCAATATGGTAACCAGCCTTTAATAAATTAATATTGGAAAGGTCGCCTTTTCCAGAAGGGTTTAGCTGTGCCCATTGACTGTTAGAATCCTTTGGTAATAACTCAGCAGGGTTTTGTACGTTGGGATTAGAGCAAGAGGAGGGGATACCAGGCATACTGGTTTTTGTACCATTAGCAGACGCAAAAACTTCATTTTGTCCTAAAGGTTCAGCGGGGCGAACGCCGGAAGATGCTTGGGCGTTTCTATTTTTATATTGCTGTGGCATAGTTTGGTTTGATTCCGACCCCGGCATACCTTTATTTGATAAGTAGTTTGCAAATAAAGTCGCGACGTAAGCTAAAATTAGCAAAACGATTATAGCACCAATTCCATAGTCATTCCATAGCTTCTTTAAAGAGACGGTCATTATATAAAATTAATGATAAAATAATTTTTGGAATACATATTAATTATTCTAAACATTATAGCAATTTTTAATTTATAAACCTTCTAATTCACTTTCAGAAATTTCATCTATTTCATTATCAAAATCACTATCGCTATCATTCAAATTATCCAGCATAAATGTTTTCTTAATGTTCTTCGCTTCTAAATAAGCCAGAATTGCATTTTTTTTTGCTAGTTTTGCCTTATTTCTTGCTTCCTTATATAAATCAAAATAAACTTGATTTGGTTTTTTAAGCGTCAATGGTTCTAAAGTATCCAATTTTAAATCCAAATCTAATTCTTGCAATTCCTTCGTGTTTTCCTCAAGTACTTCATAATTGTTTAAATCTTCTATTTCAAAATCAATTGATACATTATTGGTCACTTCTTTTGTAGTTATGATATTATTCGATTCCGTCGTATCTAAAGCGTTAACCCCTTTTTCAATAACGGCGTCAAAAAATGTTTTGTTTAAGTCTTCATTTAATTCTTCCTTTACTTCGTCCTTTACTTCGTCCTTTACTTCTTCCTTTACTTCTTCCTTTACTTCGTCCTTTACTTCTTCCTTTACTTCTTCCTTTACTTCGTCCTTTACTTCGCCCAAAATATTTAAATGCATTTCTTCTAAAGATTCGTTGCTTTTTGGAACAGATGATGTCTGACTAGTAGAACTTTTTGACGATTTAATTAAACACGTGTCAAATATTGGCTCATTGTCTAATACCATTATCTGTTTCAATTCAATTTCAATTTGAAAATTTCTAGATGTAAATTTTATCCCCTGCACTTCTAAAATTGAAATAATTTTAGTTTCGCTTGTAATGTCCTCAACTTTTAGAGGTAATTGATTTTCATTATAAATTTTTACAGTTGCTTCATTTAGATGATTCGTTTTAACATTTGTTCTTAATAAATAATTTTTACCTGATTTATAAATACGAATACTAGAGTTAAAAGCACTTTCAATGTCACTTTCTTCAAGCGAATTCTGAAACCACGCTTCTTTTTTCTCATACAATAATTTTTGACATTTTTCTTCTAGTTTTTCAAACCAGTTTATTAAGGTCTCAGAGTTTTTATCAAACATTAGGTCACAATAGAACTTTTTTCCTGTTTTGACAATTCCCTGCCTAGTAAGACTTTTTTCGGTTTGGATATACACTGGTTTTTTGTTGTATTCGATTTTTGTAAAATAAGCTCCACCTTGAATTCCGGAGGGATGTGCTAAAGTTAATTTTGTAAAATCAAACGATTCATTAGGTTCTACAATATTTTCCATTATTGGATATATAGAAAATTATTATTTTAACAACACGCATAAATTGTGTGTAATTGTAACATTAAAAAATTGTTCATAATAAATATGAAAAACTCTTTGGTTCAACAGTGTTTAGACATTTTAAAAAGAGACGACATTAAAAATGAATTTAAATCTATTTTAAAACCAATAATAGATTTTATTTTGTATGAAATCAACCCGTATATTTACATTACAGTTACACTCGTTTTTATGATTTTTATAATGATTTTAGCAATTCTTGTTATTTTAATCATATTATTGCGTAATAAACAATCACTCTCCATAATTTTCTAAACTATATATATATGCCTGCACACAGAAGAAAACATTCCCGCCGAGGAGGATTTTTAGGAAGTTTGATAAACACTGCCGCCGTTCCCGGCACTTTACTTGCGTTACAACAAACTTATAAAAGAAAGCGTACCGGAGGTCGCACACGTTCTGCAAGGTCGCATAGACGCAGACGCACTAGACGAAGGTAAATGTAAAAATAAAAATATAGTTAATATTATTTATATTTTTATTCTCAGTAAATTATATAATGCCACGTACAAGTCATCGAAAGAGAAGTAATCGCCGAAGAGGAGGTGCTGCTGGGGCAGCCAACCCTTCAACCTATGATTCAGCATCTACTTATATGCGAGCCACCGTTGGCTCAGGCAATCAACAATATGACAACGTTTTCGAGTCATCTAAAAATTCATCTAATTCAAACAGCATTGTTGGCCTTCAAGGGCAACGCGCTGGTAAAAGAGGTGGAACCAAAAAAAGACGTGGTGGATATTGGTCTCAAGTAATAAACCAAGCAATAATCCCCTTTACACTTTTAGGCCTTCAACAAACGTATAGACGTAAAAAGGGCGGCAGAAAAACCCGCAGACATTAAATATTTTATACAAAATTAAAGAATTAATAAGTGTAATTTCGGTCTAGAAGAAATTTCCGAACTCTTCCAGCGTAAGCGTGCTTTGGATAAAAATTGTCATATTTGTTATAGTTTTTATGAATTTCGGTTACATCATAATTTGCCACGTGTCGCATATTACCAGTGTCATCGGTCGGTCTACATTTTCTATTACGATATGATTCTTCTGATTGAGTAACATAATGTGCAATATATGCCAACACTTTGTTAAATCCACAGTTCACCTCGTTTTGTACATAAGGGGCATTAATTCGTTTTTTATTTATACCAATCATACGTAATTTATTTTTTATATTGAAGAAATGTGGATTAGTTGCTCGTAATACTTCGTTAGGTCTTACAAAAGATTTGACATGTTTATCCAATATAAATTCAGCTTTTGTATAATTTTCCAAAATAAGACCGTTAGGGTCTTCAGTTAAATTATTAGAACCAAACATTAACCAATTGATTCCCAATGAATGTGAATGATTATAAAGTTCCAACAATTGTTTTACGTTCATATTTTTATTATTCAAAATTAAAAACTCGTCTGCATCCAAATAAAGCATCCAATCAGCATGTAACGCTTTTGCAATAGACACTGATAAATTCATTAATGATAGTTTTATAGGATTTTCCAGTAATGATACATTTACTATTTTTATTCTTTCATCAAACCCAATAAATACTTGTTCTAATGGAATCGAAGATTTGTGGTCAAAAATAACGATTTTGTCAAATCCTATCAATAAATGATGTGTCGCCCATTCTCGTATATGTTTTTCATCTTTTACATTCGCAAACAAGACTACTTTATGAGGTAAGCCGTATTTTTTTTCAATATTTATATCTCCTAAAATTAAATTTTTATTGATATTAAGCATTAATTTAATATATTTAAATATTTAAATATTTAAATATTTTAAAGCAACCGATGAGTTTTGAAAATCAAATACAACAATGGGTTACCCTTGACAATGAAATGCGTAATTTAAATGAAAAAATTAAGGTTTTACGCGACAACCGTAATAAATTATCCGAAAATATTATTGATTATGCAAACAATAAAAATTTGGCAACTGCAAACTCTGTTATAAAAATTAGTGACGGCAAATTGAAATTTGTTAATACAAAAATACAAGAAGGATTAACTTTTAAGTATTTAGAAAAATCTTTAGCAGAAATAATCAATAATCCATCACAATTAAAACTTATAGTTGAACATTTAAAAAATAATCGCACCACTAAAACAGTTCAAGAAATTAAGCGGTATTCTAATAACTAAATTATATATATAATATATATGAGCTATATTGGTGCGAATGAATTTGTTTTTAATAATGATAAAGAATCTGGTATTCATAGCGGCGGATTTAGTGTCAATTCAATTATGATGAAAGGTGGAATATCGCCAATAATGACGCTGAACGATTCAACCGCACAAAAAGGTGGTTCTAATGTGTCTGACCTTTTTAATGATTTGGTTGTACCAAATTGGGTACTGTCTTATCCAACTATTTACGGAGGAGGAGATTCTAGGTCTAATAATAATAGCGAAGATGAAAATGAATCTGATGAAGAAGATGACGTTGTAGATGATGATATTCACGACAGATTATTGAACTTGGTAAAACAAGATGATGTCAAAATGCAAAATAAAAAAAAAAGAGCCACGAAAAAAAATATAAAACTTACAGCGCCAAAACTAAAAGGCGGTACAAAAAGGCAAAAATATTAGTCGATTTTGTTATATTATATTTTAATGTAATATAACAATGTTTTTTTCCACAACTGAACATTATAACGATAATTTTGTTGTTAACCCTAATAAAGACGACATTTGTTTCATATGTTTGGAAAATGAAAATAATTATTGCAATTTAATCATGTTAAACCATCACCAATTATATGTTTGTTATTGCCAGTGTAATGGATGGATTCATCACACATGCCTGAATCAATGGCTTGATATTAAGCAAACGTGTCCTTTATGCCGGAGGCGTATAATAAAAAACTCTTGTTTTGCGCAACAATTGATTCACAATAATCAAACCCATCCGATGTGCAGAATGTATAATACATATTATGTGCAACAATTTGTTAAAAACCTATTGACGTGTGTTTTTTTTTTGTTTATACTCATGTATTATTACATTGTTGGCAAAACGTATGTATACATTTTTGACAGTATTTTATTTATGAAATTAACATAGTGTTGGTTGTTCATTTAATTTTATGTAAATATTAATATAAATATTTATGTATATTAATTAAATATGGTATACCGTATTGTTAAATATGGTAAATTGTTACTAAGTAAAAATAAAGACAACCGTAAAAATAAAGACCAATACAAAGAAAAGTATTGCTACGCTATCAAGTGGGCTAAAATTTATTTAAAATTGAGCGCTCCCAATTGGACCGTTTATCATACAACAATTAATTTTTCTAAGTGTAATGTACCATTTCGTAATACATTTATAATTAAACCAATTTACAACACACACAATAGACTTATGTGTTTAATGAGCATTACTTACAATTCTTCCTCGCCTCCTATACATATATTACCTAAATTTAGTACTTTTGACCAAATATTAGACGCAATTAAACAATTGTCTGATGTAATTGCGTTGACGACACCGTCCAGTCCATTTATAATTAAATGTGTAAGTCCGGAATGGTGCTCCTTATGCGGATACACTTCGCAAGAAGCAGTAGGTTCAACGTTTAAAATTATTCAAGGTTCTCAAATAGATGACAAAGAGGATGCCTTGTATTTAAAACAAAAAATAGTCTCAAACCTGTCATATTTTTAACGTATCGTATAAAAATATGATAATATCATTTGTTCATATATTATAACTCACCCCATGTAGCATGGTTGAATGGGGATACCAAAATCTCGTCTACTCTATTTTTCCAGAAATCTACTCGTTTTTGAAAAACCGTTTCTTGTACGGTTTGCGGATAAAGAGTCGTCGTTTTCATAATATCCTCTTCTTCTTCAGTAATTCGCGGTTTGTACCCGTAACAATTTACACCAAATTTAACTCGTGGGTTTGCTATATATCCACCATTTATGCCCGGACGACCACAATCGTGTTCATGTCCTTCAATATTTTGCAAATTATCAAATGTATTCTGCTGAGTTGGAAATAAAGCCATCTGTTTGTCAGACCACCCATAGTTACACCATTCGCCACCATTTTTATACGCCTTTTCTATTTGTGAATATGTTGCTAAATCTGACCCGTACGCCTGACAAATGGCTTTGGCATTTTCGTAATTATAGTGGTTACCAGGTATATTAAACACTTGTTTTCTAAATCGAATCTCAGGTACGGAAGGTTGTTCGCGCTTTTGCTGGTTAACTACAATATCTATTTCTTTATGAGGAGTTAACCAGCCCTTAACGTATGCAGTTATATTAACATTTAAAAAATACTGAAATGCATTAATTATTATTAATATAATTAAAATGATTACAATTACTATGCCCATTACGTTTCCCGTTTTACTATCACCATTATCTGGATTGTTTCCTAAAGAAGAAAATAGTATGAAATATGCTACAATTATTAAAAATAATATTATTAATATACCAGGACTTAACATGAAAGTATTTATAGTATCATACATATTTACAGGTTCTACCGTTGATGTTGTATTTATTGCAACTACCATTTATATATTATATATAAATAGTTAAAAGAATTTTTTAAAATGTTGTTTTACGGCCATTTTAATGATATAAATAAAATAACATTGAAAGTACAAAACTATCCAAAACATTCAGTTGGACAAAATATTTATCGTTATTAATGTAGTGAGCTTTATACATATCATTAAAAACCTTGCAATGTTTGCTTAAATATTCTACTGCACATGCGTGTTGTATCAAACGACTAGTAATTTCAGTTAAATGTCTGTGTTCCAGGCTGTGAGACCTCTTGTCATTTAACAAGAGATTCAAGAATTCGGTGCACGTTGATTTTGCTTCAAAATATTCTTCGTAAATATGTCTGGAAACATCATCCGGTAAAGCTTGTATTAAACGTATTGTTTTTTTCAAATCATCGCATTTCTTTTGTTGTTCAAATAACTTAATCATCTTTTCATCAAAAGTTGTATCCATTGTATCCATTTTGTATATGTACTCTTAGAATTTATTTATTAAATGGTTTCAATTTTATATTTCTTTTTTTCTATAAAACAAGCAATATGCCTTTGGAGAAATAATTGATTCAACCAACCCCACTTCTGAAACACTTGTATCGTTAAAATGATACCATTTCCCATTGGCATTTTTAACATAAGCTGTATAATGTCCACCCAATACTCCGCCACTGTGATTACATACCCCGTACAGCTCATATTTATAGCTGTTTTTCTTATATCCAATCACATATTTAGATAAATCCAAGTCGTCTAATGGAAATGTAATTAAAACCTGGTTTTTTTGGTTTTTATTGTTGAATCGTTTAAAATCAATTACTAATATGGATGGAAACGACCAGAACTGAATACTTTTTTTTATATTTTCCTTTTGTTTTGTTTCTTCATTATACCATGCATTATCTCCCTCCAGTATTTCACCTTCTACATACAATTCAAAACAATCCATTAAGGATGGCGACTTGTTGTTAGAAGGAATTGGCAAATCTAATATAAAATACGGTTCTGGGGTTATCGCCAAGTCTTTACCAGTTGCTATAGAAGTTATTTTAGACACATGAACTGCATAAAACAAACACCAAATTTCAGAATAATCTTTTGTATACACGTTTTTAACCATCTCAAAACATTTTACTGCTATTTTATCTGTATCATTTTCTATATTACCTGAAATATTCATCTTTATTTCTCTCGCCAGTGAATTGTGAAAACAGTCTATCAAAAATAATAAAAATTCTGGAAGGTCATTCTGCGAATATCCTGTAAAAATATCAGCCCCTTTAATTTCTGCTATTTTTTGAATCGTTTTAATAAATTTACCAGGTGATATAATACAATTATCAGCCCATAATAATTTCCTCAGATTGTCCCATTCTAACAAGAGCGCAGAATCTGATTTATTATTTATTCGCTTTTTGTAAGTTTCCTTATCTAAAAATTCATTTAATTCATATGTGTGTGATAATATTTGAATACATGAATTGATAAAACAAGTATTTCCCAAGTTGGCTAATCCACTCAATCCCTTATCTTTAAACTTTGCAATATTCATAATCGTTATTATTTATTATTGTAATACATTTAAACAGATTTAATAATTAATATTATTATATATATGAGCGACAATTTTTTATTTGACATAGACAGTCAAAGTCTACTGTTAATCAATATATTGAATACTATGTATAGCGACAATGTAAGACAAATTGAAAATTTAACTCGGACCAATGACGAAATAAGAAATACACTCACAACCGTATTATTAAATTCTAGTCGAAATAGAACTGCAAATGCTAGAAGACCTACTTATACTAGAAGCTCAGACATCAATAGAAGAACATATGTTAATAGAAGAATGTATGAAGAACCTGAACCAATCGACCCAACAAGAGCAAATGATAGATTGCTTAGAATTTTTGAAAGCTTTTTAACACCAGTCGTCATTTTTCCAACGCCTACGCAAGTTGAATTGGCCACCAGAATTGTTCGTTTTTCTGAAATTATTGAACCTATTAACAATTCGTGTCCTATTTCTCTCGACGTGTTTAATGAAAATGATATCGTTACTGTAATTCGATATTGTGGTCATATATTTAATACAATACAAATTAATGCTTGGTTTAGTGCTAATTGTAGATGTCCTATATGCAGATATGATATAAGAAACTATCATTCTGCATCTCATAATACTACATTGCCGAATACTGTAACTAATTTACCAGAACCTATTACAATGGATGTTTCGGCAAATTTTATGGGCGATGTTACAGATGCTTTTTTAAATGAATTTATTAATTCTAATGTAAGTATTCCGACTAGCGTATATGGTGACGACGCTTCTAGTAATTTTTTCATTTATACTTATACTAATAATACATAAAGACAAGATAAATGTAATTAGTATTATGAGTCAAGCTAAAAAAAAACTACAGCCAATTTCAGAATCAAACGATAATGGTGAAGTATGTGAAAATACTTATATTGCATATATTTCAAATAATATTCCGACAATATTGATTAATATTGGTAATGTAACGTCTAAAGTAATACATGTTACAATTTCCGTATATGGCATATATTTTATATGGACTATGCTACACTTTTTTGCTTCACACTTGTATATTAAACTGTGCGTTCCACTTTCTTTTATGGGTTTTATTGTTTCGCCGTTCATGACTGCCACACCACATTGTCAAGGCCTTAGATGGATAATATTTAACGGTGCTAACATGATTAATAATATGTGGTTGATTGTTGGGTCGTGGGTGTGTTCCATTTTATTAATTACTACACATAATGTTCCGCAAGCAATCCCGTCTTAATAGTAGATGTAAAATATTATTTTGACTAAAATAATATAAAGACATGTTGTCATATTAGATTATAATAAGATGACTACATACAACCGTTCAGGAAATAAATGGCGCGTAAACGAATTGCTCTCTCTTCAGAGAGAGTATGAATTGCTTGAAATGAGCATTCAGGAAATTGCAGCAAAGCATGAAAGAGGTGTGAAGGCTATTTTGTGTAGGTTGGAATCTGAAGGATTCATTACCAATTGGGGTGATGCAAGAGGTTATGCCGAGTGGGAAAACGAAACTCACCTTACTGACAGTGCTGTTGATGATGTAAGTGAGGTTGACAAGCTAACTGACCGTGTTTGGCAGCTTGAAACAAGTGTGGAGGAAATTAGCGGACATGTAAAGGAAATGCTAAATTGCCTAGCTGCAAACAATAAGAAATTTTCTCGGACTCTAAAGCAAAGTTCCGCGTTTGCTTAGTTAAAAACTGTGTAAATTTTATAACATAAACATAAACATAAACATAAACATAAATATAATATATATTATATAATTATATGATATATATTTTATATGGAAGTCAATCAGGTAATTGTGAATCTATTTCAAAAATGTTATATGAAATTTTGATTGATGAAACTGATTCTATAACGTACGGAACGTTAAATTCGTTCGTAAATAATATAGAATCTGTTAACGGAACTGTCTACATAATGTGTTCTACATTTGGTAATGGGGATGCGCCCGAAAATGCTGACGCTTTTTGGCGATATATAAAAAATAGAAAACTTAATAACAAGTTTTTTGCAAACATAAATTACATGGTTTTAGGATTAGGAAATAGTAATTATTCACATTTTTGTGACATGGGAAAAAAAATAGATAAACGTTTAGGAGAACTTGGCGGAAAAAGAATTAAAACTCTGGTCTGTGTGGATGAGGTTGAAGGATTGGAAGAGCCTGTTGAATTATGGCTGCAACAGTTTAAATAATAAAAAAATGGGTTTTTATGAACAATTTGTTTTGTCTAATTAAAGAACTTTTTAAGGCTTTGATTGCCTTCTTTTTCATTCGTTGTTTTTCTCAAGTATTCATCAAATAACAATGCTTTCACTTCTTTGTTTTTTAATTGCTCTAATTTATCTTCAAATTTTTCAGGACTCGTGGTTTTACGCAAGGCTTCGACCTCACTCTTAAACCGCTTAATTTTGCTCGTTTTCTTGCTATTCTCCCATATTTTTTCTAATACTAATGCAAATACCTGCTGCACAGGTTTCATAATTTGATTTGTAATATAAAACGAATAATCTATTTTTAATTTGTTTTCTATGATGTAAGATGGCGTTTCCACTTTTTCTCCTTGCAATGCCTTTTTATTTGGCGTGTTAATAAATACAAATGGTATTCTATCACCAGAACTCGGTTTGTTCCCTGGGTCTCTACTAGTAATTCTGTCTGCTAGAACTTTGTGCGCTATAGAATTTGGGTTTTTATATCCCGACCTCAAGGATTTTGTTATGATTAGTTTGTCTATCGGACATTTTTCATCAACGATATTTTGTAAACATGTTTTTAAAAAGCTGGTCGCCATCTGTATATCCTGTTCTTTCATTAATATATCAATTATGCCTCCATATACATCCTTTACGATTGGAGCATTATCACGTCGCTTTAATACAATCCCCATTTCTTTACGTTTACACACATTAGGGTCGGTCTCATATAACATTCCGACATATCTTTTCTTTGATAGTAAACAGAATGGCATAAATGTTTTTTCATATTCTAAATCATGAGGTCCTTTTAAGTAATTAGACGCCAAGTGACCTGCTTCTTGGGCCAATTCAATGGTGATTTCTAATGCTTTTTTCCCACGGATTAATTCTCCAGCTGGCGTTTGCAGGTTAAACGTGAAGAATATACTGTCCGTGTCACCATATATGTACTCAGCATTTGTTTTTACTTTGCCATAATGGGTTGTATTACAAATATTATTTCCATAACATTCTTCAATGATTTTTTTTGCATAGATTAATAATGTTCTACCGATTGATGTAGTGCACGCGGCAATATCTTTTTCGTAAAATGTACTCGTTTTGGCTCCACATTGACCATATAGTGAATTTGCAGTCAACTTGTATCCTAATTGCCTTTGCTCTAATACTTGTTTCATGAATTCGTCAGTTTGTTGAGGAATTAATTTCCGTGTTGATTTTCTTGCTTTTAATAGTTCTTCTAAAATAGAAGGCATGATTGCTTTACCTTCATTATTTGCATCTGATTGCGCAAACCTACATATTTTATGACCTACTTTTACTTTTTCGGCCGTAGGCGCCTTAGGATGCTTGCGAACATATTTATACGTATCGTACGTCACGTTCACATACTCGATGCCAGGTAAATTATCGTACATAAAGTTCCCAGCTTTATCTTTTTCACCCCATTCTCCATTTTCCACCAAATTTCCTGCCAAATCGTATTCTTTTGTCCAAACCTTACTATCGTGTGACAGATTTTCACTTATCATAGAGCTTGGATATAGTGATGCATAGTCTACACACGCAACAGGATTATCCAAATATAAATCACACTTGGGTTCTAAAACAATTGCGCCTTCATACCCTTCATCTAATCCACCTTTCTCTATTACCGGCATAAGAGTGCGTTTTTCTCTACACTTTTTCGCAATAAAACTTGTCAATTTAATTCCTTGACCTCTCATAACCAAAAAGTTTATCGGAACACTGCAAATTTTCGCCATTTCAATAAAACCCATTAGAACATCGGATTTATTAAACAAATAATGCACCAGATTACAATCTTGAATACAATATTTCGCAATGACTGCCCGGTCATCTGCGGTTCCATTAGTCATCCTAAAAATGTCCTTAGGTGTCACATCATCCTTCGCCAAACACCATCTGACTTTTTTATTTTTGTCAGGACTTACAAGACCTGATACGCAGAACTTTCCAGTGGTTTTATTTACATTGGTAACCATAAACTTTGCGCCATTCGCATAATACTCAACCGAGTGACTAATTTCTTCAAAATGAACAAAACTACCCACTAATAAGCCGACCATATTGGACGTTTTAATTTCGGTCTGTCCGTCAGTCACAGTTTGGTCTAAGCCTTTTACATAATCGCCGATAAAATGACCCGCAACATAATCCAATTTGTAGCTTGACAATATAGACTCACGTCGATAAAAGTTATACAAATCGACTTGTAATCGACCGTTCATTTTGATAAATCTCAAATCATGCTGCCCACTCGCAATATGAATAGTGGTCTCTTCGAGTTTATATTTTCCGGTTTCTTTATCTTTTGTTCCACAAACTTCATTTACGTTTCGCGACAATTTTAAGAATTCTTCTGTGCAATTATTTTCCTCTGCCCGATTAAACATGAACGGATAATCAAAGCCAAATATATTATAACCAATAACAATGTCTGGGTTTTCTTTTTGAATTAGTTTTTGCCATGCGAGTAGTACCTCACGTTCAGTATCATATGATTCTACAATAGAATTTTCTATCGGCATTTTGGAACACGAATTAAGCACAATACAATGATTCATATGTGGGTTTTCATCTCCGTAGTTCATAAATGTAGAACCAATAAAGGTTACTTTGTCGCCTTCCAGTTTCGGGAAATTCGCGTTTAATGAAATATTCAATTCATTTAGTTTTCCCTCTCTTTCGAATTTTTTGTCGCATAAAATATTAACAATTGTTGCCTTTTTATCCGCATAAGATGAATATATATAGGATTTATATTCATCCTCCTCATCTTCACCTGCTGCCATTTTTTCAAACAACATTTCTATCGTGTTTGCTTGGTTAAAATCGTCGGTTTTTATCAAACTTCTAACTTGTGCATTAAGCCAAGTTTCACTCATTTGTTCAACTTCCGCTTTATTACGTGGTTTTTTTTTAGGATATACAATATCAATTTGACTCATATTATCGTAGCCAAATGCGGATAGTATGATTCGTTTTAATATGTTTTTACACAGCTCAGGTGTCAAGTCCATTTTCAAATTCTCAAAATATTCAATAATGTTTGTTGCTAGTTTTTTGTACGACTTAATAGGAACAGGAAAATCGCCATGGCTACTGCTTGCTTCAATATCAAAGCTACATATTTTATAAGGCACACGCGTTTCTTTGTCATTTAACGGAATTATGTTTTTATAATTAATTACAAATTCAAAATTACTAGTCGTTTTTTTCATATCGCCTTTTAATTCAACTGTTTTCTTTTTAGGTAATGCAACCCACCCGGATGGACTTATGTCGCGAATATGAAAGAAACGCAATAATGGCGGAATATTTGCTTCATACAATTTGGTACTTGTATTGTTGAAATGATACCCATTTGGCAAGAGGGTGTGTCCATTTGTATAATCTGTATACCACAAATTTTTGGCTTTATTAAAGGCACCAAGGTTCAAAAACTCAATTTTTATGAATTTATGCTCTTTCCCACCATCAAAGCCGTATAACTTTTTCCGTTTAATTATGATACAGTCTGTTATAGTATCTTGATAATATTTGCCCATCTTTTCTTTAATATGGTTTAGAAATAAGTCCTTTGACTGGATTGTCCATCCGTCATTTACCATTACATAGAAGAATGGGTGATAATCTTCAGCCAATATAGAACATGTCTCACCTACTTCGTTTACGCCAAACATTTGGATGGTAAATATAGAGTTATCTTTATAGGTATTATGCTCATCATCTGAATCTTGCTGAGATTCTTTTGCATTATAAACGTTAAAGTCGAAAATTCGGAATACGTGTTCCATTGTTTAAATTATTATATGACAAACGTTTATTTCGTTTACTCTATTCAATTTTTAAAAATATAATTAAAAATAAAATATAAAATATAAATATAACCCTTATTATTTATAGGTTGTACGGTTTTTTTTTGTTTTACGTCCATATTTGCAATAGTTCTTTTGAGAGAAACCACGAGGTCGACGACAATTAATACTAAGTTTGTATTTTCGTGACCACTTGCCACCCTTCTGACCCTTCTGATATTTTTCTGCTTTTAATTTTGAATCTATCCATTCAATAAATGAATCTATTGTTCGCGTTTTATTTTTCGTATTGCTGTCTTCAAAATCTTCTTGCAATGAGCCTTTATTTGAAATATATTTCATGGACGGAAAGCCTTTGGGTTCATTTTTAAGGAATGTAAGTTTTTCCAAATTATCCTTTTCTGTTTCCGCTATGACTACATTGTTATATTTTTTCCCGTTTGTTTTTCCCTTTAATACATTTTCTATTTTTTTCCACTCTGGTAAAGTTTCATTACATGGTCCACATCCTTCCATGTAAATTAACAAAAACACATGCTTATTAGCTTTTACGCTATTATTTAATTCTGATATTTTATCGTCATTATTTAATTGTACAAATTTCATTCTATTTTATAATGAGAAAATAAAGAAAATCAATAAAATAATGTTTTGCTTTTTTATCCTCTTTAAATATATATATATATGACATCCTTGACTTTTTTATTTATATTAGTATTTTTAATTGGATTATATTTTTATGCAAAAAGTAGTGACCCTAAATACGCAGAAGCTTTAACAAACAACAATGGTACAAAAAAAACCCCACGATGTCCTGACTTGCTTATTCAAAAAGATTCCAGGTTTTATTTGTATAACTCAAAAGTCGCAAAAGTTCCTGGTGTAAACCCTGTTGAATTTGATAATTTAGAAGATTATACTGAATTTCTAGATTGGCAAAGAAGTCAAGGAATAAGATGTCCGGTTTTATATTTACAACAAACATTTGATGCACAAGGCAACCCCGTTTATAAAATTAGACCAAGTGTTTCTGAACCCCAGGGCGGGCTTCCTCCTAGCATCAATATGCCGCCAGGAATTGCCAGTTCCTCAGGAAATGTTATAATGGAAAGCTCATTAGGAACTCCCAACGCCCCCGCATATCCAAACCCTACACTTTTAGTAGATGCTGGACGTAATGACCCTCCTTATAATAAAAATTCGTTTCCGGCATTTGACCAATCATCTTATTATATTGGTACAACTACGCCGTTAGATGCTATGAATATCCAACAAGAGAGTCAATCTGTTAGCCCTGACCCAATGGACCCGAATTGGGGTGGCGTAAAGTATACACAATCATTAGTAGATAAAGGGTATTATAAGGGTAATGAAGTAAGTATTTCCGTATAAATAAATGAAAGACTATTTTTACACCTTTAAAATCTCCAATATTATATATATAATAATGGACAATTACAGTTTTGATTTTAATCCAAAAGACTGTAATAAAGTATATTTTGACGAACTTTTTTTATTATTAAATGCGATTAGTCCGGAAAATGAAAAATTTAAAAGAATTCAAAAAAAAAATATTTCAAAATTAAATATTAGCTGTGAAAACAAATTTAATTCATGTAAAACAGATGAGTTTTTTTTTGAAAATAAAAAGCAAATTATTTTGGGTAGATTTTTTGATACAATTGGGTGTTTCTACAAGTGTAAGGGGCATTATTTTAGTATGGCGATGGAACCATATTCTTTATTTAAAAATGATGTTTTTATTCGTTATATAATAGATAAACCAGAAATATATATAAATAATTCAAAAAAAATACAATTGGAAAATGTGTTTCCAATTAGAATAGTTATGAGCGATAAACATAATATTCCAACACATGCCGAAAAAAAATTGGGAAATATTGAGGAATACACGTTTGATACTATAAAAAAAAAGGTTGCTCTATCAAAAGATAATTTAGAAATAATAAATAAACTACCTAATACATCAGTATTAAAAAACATTATAACAGAAAGTTTTCCTATAAATCATATTATATCAAGAGAATTATGTATATTATATTATATGAAACTACATTTTTATGTAGTTAAAAACCCAGACAACACTTTAAAACCATTTATTTTAGTAAGCAAATATAATTTACAACAAATAAAGGAAATATATAATAAATTTAATAAACCATTTCCAAATATACAATATTTATTTAATAAAAAAAATAAAACAATTAATACTAAATTTTATAAAAATAAAACACACAAAATACGTAAATAATGAATAACTTATATTATTTATTATTTTATCTGGGTTACGTTTAATTACTACTATCCACAAATTTCATTACCTTATCTAATGCAGTTTTTGCTGCATTGAGTCCAACTATTTTTTTCAATCCTTCGGATGGATTAGATTGGTCAAGGGAAAGTGTAGCTTCTAACATTAAATTACTAATTAAATCGTCCACATTTAAAATAGCAGTCTCATAGTCTGACCGATATTTGCTTATTAACAGAACATCTGTTAGTTTCACTGTTGCTGATTTAACAGTTGCAGCGTAGGTTGCAGCGTTTCCTGCTATACCATTTGCGGATGATGATGTTGAAGAAGAATTGCCAGAGGCATCACTGGTCATACCTTCTTTAGTATTTAAATTTCTAAATATCAAATGTCCTATGAAACAAATTCCTATAAAAATAAACAGAGTCATTAATTCTTTTTTCATTTATATTATATAGATTTATTTTTTCAATAAATATTTTACAATATTTACACTACACGTTTTGTTAATTTTCCTACTTTGGCCTTTCGTAGTTATTGTTGTAATATCTTTCAAACATGTATTATCTTGCTCCAACTCTTTTAACAAGTTTGTCAATGTTTTGAATTTCAACATGATTGCAATGGCGGATGCTGCACTTATTCCTGGAATTTGGCACAGCATAATTTCGTCAATATTATCAGCGGTAATATTGTCTTTTTTTACCTTTTTAACCACACCTATATAGTCTTTGTCTGATTCTTCTTTTATTTCATTCGTTTCATTTATTTCATTTATTATGTGTGCGGCATAAAATGCCTTTTTACCATTTCTCTCCTTTGATAATTTTATAACAGAATTGCAAATAAAAATAGCCGACTCTTCAATTGTAAAAGTTCTTATAACCGAAAAACCCTTATAATAATTAAGAGAGAAAATGGCCGAATAAATGGTAAGTTTTTCCATCTTATTATCCTTAAAACGATTCATTTTATTTATATCGCCTTCAACTAAATAAATTATATTATGATTGTGTTTCTTTAATCCATTCAATCTATAGGATTGTTCCTCATAACGTCCATCCTTAATGCTTGCAAGTAAGTCATTGATTGATTTTCTCTCTATTATCAAATCTGTTTCTTTCGTTTCTTCATTAAAAATAAGTACGTCTCCAATCGGCAAACAAAGAGTTTCGATTTTAATATCCTTAAATAATGGAATAATAGAAATAAGTATATTTATTTGTATCAATAAATCCTGCTCTCTGTTATCTATCTGAATAATCATTATAATAATCTAATAATATCTTATTAAATTATTTTCCAAGTAAATTGTTTTATCAACAATATAATCAATAATACTATTAACCCATGTTTCCACCAATTGTAGCACGGTAACCATACTTTTGGGTTTGAATTGATGTATTAGGAACACACTTCAAGGGCATTGTTAGAACTGAACCCTTTAACATAGGTCTGGACTGCATGTACCAGAAACCAGAACTAGGCGCTAAACCTGCCTTTTTCATACCACCACAAATATTCGTTCGATTGCAAATTGACGCGGCATTGCGCGCAGCTTTTCCACCACTCATATAGACCATTTTATATAGTATTAAAAGATTTTATTTTATACATTTTTATTTATTTATTCATGCTATTCGTTTTCATAAATTATTTCCTAAACTAATTACTGCAAAGTTTTATGAGCGTGCAATATTATAATTTGCACATACATTTATACCTTTACAAACAATATAAAGATAACTATGCAATTATATAGATAATATGACCGAATTTACACAGAGAAATATAAATCACGACGATGATATAATAAAATCTGAGGAAGGGTTAATTTTTAATCCATACAACCCTCTAAATGTAAAGATTACATTGAATGAAGTTCAATCTATTCTTACTAAATATAATATACCTGCAGTTGTACATAATGTAGCTCTTTATGAACGAGCATTCGTACATAGGTCTTATACTAAACGGCCAAATTTTGAAAATATTCAACAAAAAATCACTATTGTAGAAAGACCGCACGATTGTATGCCTCTAAGTAGCAAATCCAATGAGCGCCTAGAGTTTTTAGGGGATGGTATTCTAGAGGCAGTAACGAAATATTATTTGTATCGGCGGTTTCCTAAAGAAAATGAGGGATTTATGACTGAAAAGAAAATTGCCGTTGTTAAAAATGAAGCAATTGGCAGAATTGCACTTGAAATGGGACTGCATAAGTGGCTTATATTGTCTAAACATGCGGAAGAAAAAAAAATTCGAACTAATTTGAAAAAGTTGGGATGTTTATTCGAAGCCTTTATCGGCGCACTTTTTCTTGACTGTAATAAAATTACTGTAAAGGATGAAAATAATTGGTTTCAAAACATCTTTGTAACTGGTCCTGGCTTTCAATTAGCACAAAAATTTATTGAAAACGTTTTTGAAAAACATATCGATTGGGTCGCACTTATTCAAAACGATGATAACTACAAAAATATTTTACAAGTAAAAATACAAAAAGAATTTAAAGTAACACCTCATTACGTAGAGATTGAACATGATGTCGATTTAGGATACAAAATGGGCGTTTATTTGTGTCTTGGACAACCTATTTTTAATTTAACACATAAAAATTCTCTCCACATTTCATCTTTTAAAACGTTTAAAATAATACACGACTATGTAGCAGAAAACGGTAAAATTTTTTTATTTATGGGTGAAGGACAACATAAAATCAAAAGAAAAGCAGAACAAATTGCTTGTAATGAAGCGATTTCTTACATTAGCGCAAATGACGAAAAAATCGATGAATAATAACGGTGTAATTATCTGTTTATCAATACATATAAAATGAAAAAGTTTTATATGTAGATTATATAATCAAATGAATAATTTAGAGAAATTAAAACAAAAAATGATGATTAAACCTAAAGTTGAAGAGAGAGAGAAAATTGCAGTAGTTATAAAAAGTCAAAAAAAAGCTAAACTCGTTGCTAAAGATTTGGATGAGGTAGCAAAAGAACCGGAACAAGAGGAAAAAGAAACAGAACCTGATGCTACCTTATTGGTTGCACCAATTATTGTAGATGAAACTCATAAAGGATTTGACCGTAACACACTTCTAGACAAATTAAAACAAAGTAAATTGTCCAAAGTATCTATTAAACCTATTATTGCAGCTAGCGAACAAAAACCCGCTACAGAAAGCGTCGCGCAAAAACCTGTAGAACGTGTTAAAAAGGCAACAAAAGTTGCTAAAGGGCGTTTATTAATGATTGAAGAAGACGATGAAGAGGGCGAAGAACCAGCCACTAAACAAAAAGGAGTCGATGATGATGATGCAGCAGAAGCAGAAGAAGCTGAAGATGAAAAGGTTGCAGTTAAACCAACCAAAAGCAAGGCGCGAATTTCTGAAAAGGTTAAAAAAGGGGTTGCCGTATTAGGACCTGAAACAATGGTTGAAATTGGTGATACTGACCTTGCTGCCCGTCTTCCTAAAAGAATTCCTCCTATTAATATTAAAGTTTCTAGCTATTACATGAATAATAGAGAATTATTTGTCAATTTCATCAATTCACTCTTTGAACCCTATCGACTGGAAATTCAAAATAATAAGGATAATATATCATGTGATGCCATTGGACAAACAAATACCGCGTTTAGTCTTTTAACCCATCAAAAAATTGTTCGCGATTATATGAATATGTATACACCTTATAGAGGGTTGCTATTATATCATGGGCTGGGCAGTGGAAAAACCGCTACGTCTATTGCTATTGCGGAAGGAATGAAGGACTCCAAACGAATAATTATTATGACTCCTGCTTCTTTGCGTGCAAATTATATTGAAGAACTTAAAAAAGCAGGAGACTTAATTTATAAAAGAAACCAATTTTGGGAATGGATATCTGTAGACGTGACACCAGAAGCTGCTGAACCTATGTCTGCAGTATTAAATTTACCTTTGGATTATATTCGTAAACATCATGGTGCATGGTTAATTAATATTAAAAAAAAATCGAATTATGAAGAATTAAATGATACTGACAGAAAAACGCTAGATGACCAACTAAATGAAATGATTAAAAGTAAATACACATTTATTAATTATAATGGATTACGCACTAAACGACTCGAGGAACTTACTAATGGGTTCACTCGTAATTTATTTGATAATGCAGTTGTTATTATTGATGAAGCACATAACTTAATAAGTAGAATTGTAAATAAAATTAAAAAAGAAAAACCTATTCAAGAATCTGATAAAGGAGAGAAAGAACATTTACCCCTAAGTTTGTCCACCAAGTTGTACGAATTTTTATTAAGTGCCAAAAATGCGCGCATTGTTTTGTTAACAGGAACACCTGTTATTAATTACCCGAACGAATTTGGAATACTTTTTAATATTTTAAGAGGATATATCAAAACATGGAAAATACCATTGAATGTAAAAACTTCTAAAAAAATTGACCAGAAATCACTTCAAGAAATGATGATGGGAGAGAAATCATTTGATTATATTGACTATTCGCCTTCAAGCAAAATATTGACCGTTACTAGAAATCCGTTTGGATTTAAAAATAAGATTAAAAAAGAGTCTGGATATCAAGGCGTATCTAATACAAAAAAAGATGAAAAGGGCGATACTACTTTTGAAACCGATTACATTAGCGATGAAGATTTTGAGAAAAATATTATTCGAATACTTAAACGCAATGATGTTGACGTGTTGAGCACTGGAATCAAAATTCAAAATAAAAAGGCTCTACCTGATACTCTTGAATTATTTTATAGTAGATATATTGATGAAGTCACTGGAAAACTCAAGAATGGCGACTCACTACGAAGACGAATCATCGGGCTATCTTCTTATTTTAGAAGTGCGCAGGAAAATCTGTTGCCTAGATATAATAAAACCCTTGGCGTTGATTACCACGTAGTTAGAATTCCTATGAGCAATTTTCAATTTAAAACTTATGAAGCTGCTCGTCATGAAGAGAGAAAGTCAGAAAAACCCAAAAAGGCTAAGAATCCTAATGCGGATGACTTGAAAGAACCCTCCTCTACTTATAGAATATTCTCACGGCTTTTTTGCAATTATGTCATGCCTAATAGACCCATGCCAAAAAATATTCGACTAGAAGCTTCAGCTAAAGACGCAGCCAAAGACGATAATACCGTTCAGGACCTACTTGCAGAAGCCACCCGACTAGAAAATAGAGAGGACTTATCTGGAGAGAGAGAAGGAGAAGTGGAGGGTGATGAAATTCTTGACAGAATAGGTGGCGATTCATATAAAATAAGAATGGAAGAAGCAATCAAATATTTAAAGGATAATTCCAACGATTTTTTAACGCCAGAAGCATTGCAAACATACAGTCCCAAGTTTTTACATATACTTGAAAATATTAAGGACCCAGAATATAAAGGATTACATTTAGTTTATAGCCAGTTTAGAACCCTCGAAGGTATAGGCATATTAACAATGGTTCTTGATAAAAATGGGTTTACCCGGTTTAAAATTAAAAAAAATAGTTCGAATATTTGGCAAATCGACATTTCAGAAAAAGACATGGGGAAACCAACTTATGCCTTATACACCGGGACAGAAACTTCTGAAGAAAAGGAAATCATGCGTCATATTTATAACGGAGAATGGGAACAAGTGCCTGATACTATTTCACGCGAACTAGAAAAAATTGCCAAAAATAATAATATGGGGGAGATTGTAAAGGTTTTTATGATTACATCATCCGGTTCGGAAGGCATTAATCTTCGTAATACACGATATGTGCATATTATGGAGCCTTATTGGCATCCTGTCCGTCTGGAACAGGTAATTGGACGTGCTAGACGTATTTGCAGTCATAAAAATTTGCCAATTGCATTACAAACTGTGGAAGTTTTTGTTTATCTAATGACATTTACGGATGAACAATTAAAATCAGATGACGCGATTGAATTGAAAAATAAAGATTTAAGTAGAAGGTCACCACATGTACCCTTGACAAGTGACCAAAATCTATACGAAATTTCTGAAATTAAAGCAAACTTAACGAGCCAATTAACTGATGCGATAAAAGAATCCGCATTTGATTGCTATATTTATTCGAACGGCAAATGTGTTAATTTTGGTGACCCCACAAATGAAAAGTTTTCGTACGTCCCTGATTATGCTGAGCAACAAAATGACACAACTGTTCGCGCTAACAAAATTGCAATTGAATGGACAGGTAAACCTGTTACTATTAATGGAAATGTTTACGTTTATCGCAGAATGAGTAAAAAATTGCTTAATATTTATGATAAAGCTAGTTATGAAGCGGCTTTAAAAGACTCAAGTATTATACCGCTACAAATAGGCACATTGGAAACCAATGACAAGGGAGAACAAGTGTTTAAACAATTAATAAGTTAAACTAACAATCACTTCCAATAAAGTTTTTTCTGAATCCGTTAAACGATTGTAGTCATAATTTAAATCATAACATCTGGATAGGACTTTATTATATTTATTTTTAATATTTCTACGAATAACTCTTTTAACGACGCCATATTTCAGTTTTGTGCGATTTAATTCATCAGATAAAATTAGTCTTAGCGCATTGTTTCTTAAACGCCGAACTTCATTATAAATCTTTTCGCACATTACATGTGTAGTTGCAGAACGTGTAACGATATTTATCATTATACCTCCCAACAAAATCATTGAATACACTATGTTAAAAGCCATAGTATTTGTTAATATAACTTATATTAACAAATTATTAAATTGTTTCAATTTTATTATTAAGTAATTCCATTATTTTTACAATGTTAACATTTAATATATCTATTCTAGCATGTATATTGGTTATTTGCTCCTGTAATGCAATGCTAGGTTCTTCTTTTTTATCTATAAATGGTGTTTCTATTTTTTTTAATTTCGCAAATATACTATTTTCTATTTCTTGTTCTATCGCTTCGGTCATGTTCATTTTTATATTTTCATCTTCCCATGAAATATGTTTTTTTGTATCTGGTCTGTTTAAATCTATTATTTGATTTTTATAAAGATTACCATCCATCTCATAATTATCTATTTTTATGTATTTTATTCCGTTCACAGAAGTCGCGTTATTAGGAGATTTTGTATCATTTGCATTAGTTAATTTGTTAATAGACAGTTTTTCAGACTTTAATGAAGTTTCTTCGGGATTTAACCAATTTTGTTGTGAATTCGCATGCGTTTTATTTATTTGTTCAATGTCATAATTTCTACTTACTGTCATTTGTCTAATTTTTTCAGCTATTTCTTTTATAGGTCCATCATCCAATTTAATGCTAAAATCAGGGACTGGTGGCACAGGCATAGTCATTGCAGTTGTAAACTCTGTTTGATACCTGTTTAAATCCTTTTCAAATTGCGTTTGCCTATTATTTTGAATATCTTCAAACGTTACTAATGGAGTAGTCTCACTAGGTTTTGGCGGAATAAATTGCTCCTTATTTATGGATTCCTTATGACTATTGTTTACATAGTTTAAAATTAACAAAATATATTTTTTATTTAAATCTACTAACGTGGAAGGTTTTTTACTTTCAACTTCGTAAAACCCGCGAAGATTCCCTTTAAATACATTAAACACGTTTTCAACGTACTGCTTTGAACCATTTTTAATAATATCACCATCAGATAAAATATCCCATAACAAACTTATATTTTGGGTTGTTAAAAAATCTGTTGTCAAAGACATGTAATATATAAATACAATTCGATATATTTATATATATTTTAAACGTAATATTATTTATCCCATCATTCTTTATCCCATCATTCTTTATCCCATCATTTCTCGTATTTCTGAATACGTCATATTGCGTCCAACTTGTTGTTTAAATTTGTCAGCAGCTTTTTGCATCGTTTGTTCTATCAATTTACTGTCTGCTAAGAGTGTAAAAGATTCTGTTTTGCTTTTAGGATTTACTTCTTTTGATATACGTTCCTTTATTTTTTGTAATTGAGAATCGGATATCGAATTCTTTTCTTCCATAAGGCTATATAATATATATACATTTTGTTTTAAGCTGTTACCATATTTATGTGTTTTGTATTTAAAGATTATCATTAAAATATACCTTTCTGAACTGATGCATATATTCATCTTTTAACTTGTGCGTTTTTAAATATTCGTTGCTCGTTTTATCTCTCAACATATGAACTATAAAATATAATGAATATATTCCACACTCTGTGTTACCAAACTGATGCTCAAAGCCTTCATTACTATCAAATTTGAAATTGATTTTCGGGTGCAGTGCTTTACCTTGTTCTTTTATTCGGTTCACTAATTGCATTATTTCTCTCGACGCTTTATCTCCAGTACTATCAAAGAAAAAAATTTGTTTCTTTTTGATGTTGATAAACATGGAAATCCAATGCTGACCTGGTTTATCATGTGGGTCAGTGTTAAATATCATTCCTATTTTTGTTTTTCCGTGTTTAATCTCATCTTCTAAATTAAAATTACATAATTCGTCCCACACGCATTCTCCATATAGTTTTTTTGTATCAAAATCAATCGGTGAAGGGCCTATAAAATCAAAACATTTATAGGCTTTTTCGTGCTGTTTCATGACCCTTATAATGTCTACGCTAGATAACCATTCGGACGGATTATTCTTCCATTCTTTCGGCGATTCTGGCGCAAAAGAATCAACCAATTCTGATTTTACATTTCCAAATTCTTTTGTTTGTTTTAACCAACACGATTCTTTATTACACACATCGCTTAAATATTCAGTCAATTGTCTATGAATTTCTTTTGTATCATTTGTATTTATTTTTTCGGATGGATGCTTTTTATTCCACATATCTCGCAATTTATATAACGATTTGTCTGTATAACATGTAAAATTATTTAATTCATTTAATTGTTTTGGGCTGCATTTAACTTTTTCTAATTGTCTAATTGTAGTATTGTTTTTACCACCACTGTAAAGTTTAAATTTACTCCGTTTTTTGTGTGTTTTTGTTCTTAGCTTCTTTGATTTTCTTGGAGTCATTTGCTTCATCATATTTATTAGTGATATTTTTCTTTTTATCAAATTTTAAAACACCTTTTGTCTTTAAAATAGGGTCTGCTAAATTTATGTCTTTTTGTTTCGGTAAAACCATTTCTTCAGCCTTTTTTGTAAGCTTTGTTTTGACAAAATTATCTAAAGATGATTTTGAAATGTTTATAGACCGCATTAATAATTTGTCCGCATCTTCTTTAGATTGAAAATCTACATCGTCGGCATCGTCATCTGCAAGTTCAGTTATATTACTTAATGTAGCTATTCCAACAAACGAACTGTATTCATTTTGTATTATATCGTTACTGTCAATGGTTTTAAAATATTGAATACATGAATTTACATAATTGTCAAAAGCATATTCCACGTCTGGAAATAAAAATTCGGGTCTTTCCTTTGTCAATAATAATTCTTTTGTAAGACTGAAAATTCGTTTTCTATAAAATTTTTTATCTTTTCTATTACTTACTTTTTCGGTTTTATTAAATAAATACTTGTTGTATTGTTGTTTATTTAATAAACAATCTAAAGTTACTTGATTTATAAATGATTCTGACATTTATATATTCTTTTATCTAAAATATATTAAACTTACGATAATATATTTTCGGTCGATTAACAGTCTTGCTTTGTCAAATCTCTAACTTGCACTCGTGTATTATTCATAAACAAATTACTTCCTAGCACCTTTGAATCCGGATTTGGATTAAAATTATCGAAATGTGTCGTCTCAAACAATAAAGGGTGAGTTTGTTTATTTTTCGTATGTTCTACCTTGAAACTATAATCGAATAAATCACTATTACTATTTGGAACATACACAGATTGACTACACTTCTGTAAAGCATATATTTGATTCCTTAAGTCAGATTCAACGTTTATGTTTGATGCAAAACCTGACCATGGAGCACCGTTGGTGCCTGGATTAAATACATGAGTCGTTTTATATGTCGGCATTTGTTCTAATGGCACACTTAAATCTCTTCTCGGGTCTACAATTGGTAGAAAAGAATACTTTGTCATTACTGGTCTCACATTTAAATATGGTTGAAGAGGTTGTGAAGGAATATTTCTATCATACAATTTTTTATTTTCTTCTTCTTGTAGTTTCGAAACACATACGTTGTTCATTTTAATATATAACTACAATATATTTTATACTTTATACTTTGCATTGATTTTTTATTGTATAATTTCTAAAATTCATATAAAGAATTACCAACAATAATAGTAATGTGTGGAATTTTCTCTATTTTTAACAATGATTCTCAAGTGCCATTTGAGGCCATTAATAATTCATTTATGAAAGGAAACGGACGAGGCCCAGAATTTTCTACATTACAAAAATATTATAAAGTACTTTTAGGATTTCATCGATTAGCAATTAACGGTCTTAATAATGAATCAAATCAACCACTCGTTATTAATGACATTGTTTTAGTATGCAATGGAGAAATCTATAATTATAAAGAATTATATGATTTAATGCAGATGAAACCAACTACCGAATCCGACTGTGAAGTAATTATACATTTATATCTTAAATATGGCATCGAACAAACATTGACAATGTTAGACGGTGAATTCTCATTTGTATTACTTGATAACCGTATTACAAATAGTTTGTGTAATAATTTATATGTTGCACGCGACCCTTACGGTGTTAGACCTCTTTATTGTCTAAGACACCGTGATTATAATGACCTAATTGTTGGTTTTTCATCTGAAATGAAAACGTTAATAGATATTTCCACTATGAATTTTTCAAAATTTAAAATAGAACAGTTTATTCCTGGTACATATTCTGTATTACAATTATCAAGCTTGGTAAACTCCACATGGGAGGTCGTTAAAGATAACGTACCTTATTTTATTCCCACGTTTGCTTACACTTTGTCTAATGCAAAATATACTGTTCAGTCTACTAACGTATATAAAAGCGTTTCTCATCATTTGAATACGGCTGTTATGAAGCGGTGTCTTGCAACAGAGAGGCCCATTGCGTGCTTATTATCAGGCGGCCTCGACAGCAGTTTGGTTACCGCTCTTGCGAATAATTTTGTTAAAATGCGAAAGTTGTCTTTAAAACTGGAAACGTATAGCATTGGGCTAGCAGGCTCTGAAGACCTTAAATACGCTCGTTTAGTCGCCGACTATTTAGGAACAAACCATACTGAAATAATTGTTACCGAAACCGAGATGTTTGATGCTATTCCTGAAGTTATTCATGCTATTGAGAGTTATGATACTACCACTGTTAGAGCCAGCCTTGGTAACTATTTATTAGGTAAATATATATCTAAACATAGCGATGCAAAGGTTATATTGAATGGGGATGGTGCAGATGAACTATGCGGTGGCTATTTATATATGAATAAATGTCCTGACAATATTGAATTTGATAAAGAAACACGACGGTTGCTAAAAGATATTCATTTGTTCGATGTATTACGGTCGGATAAATCAATTTCATCGCATGGTCTCGAACCTAGAACACCTTTTTTGGACAGGACATTTGTTAATAGTTATTTATCCATTCCCGTATTTTTTAGAAACCATAATAATGAAGCAAATATTGAAAAACACGTTTTAAGAACAAGCTTTTCAATTGATAATTTTAAAGATTTTGAAGAGAAACAATTGTTGCCTGATGAAATTCTATGGCGAAGAAAAGAAGCATTCAGCGATGGTGTCACTTCGAAGGGTCGGTCTTTGTATCAAATTTTACAACAATATATTGCACTTCATCTGAATACAGAAATAGGTGATGCTAAATTGAGATATTTTGCTGATATTGAGACTGAAAAATATTATTACAAGAAGCTTTTTCTGGAGTTTTTCCCCAATTGCGATTCCATTCTTCCATATTACTGGATGCCCAAGTTTACTAGTGCAACTGACCCCAGTGCGCGAACTCTTGATATTTATGAATCGACTGAAAATAAAGCACTATGAATAATTTTGTATGAGTTAAATATATATATATGGGAACAGAACTGTCTAATTCTGCTTATGATTTCCAATCAAAAATATATGATAAGATTATTTATTTCACATATTTTTTAATGATTGTTTCCGCTTTAGGAATGTCAGAATATGCTCCAACTTATTTATCTGATTTGAACAACATTGTGAACATTTATATTTGTTTATTTCTAATATGGAGGTTTAATCCGTTGAGAAAACAAGCAAAATTTCATGACCTAGATAGACGAGTTGCATTTAGTGCAGGTATATTTATGTTAACAACTACAGTATTAAACAAATATTTGATTCAATTCAAAGACATAATCAAAAATATGATAAGTAAAGGTTAATTGCTAATACATTTTTCTTGTTTGATTTTTTGCTATTTTATTGCCATTTCTTTTTGTTTTTTTCATCGTTTTTGTTTTTTTATTTGTTGAATTAAAAAAATATTCTAGATGTGTCATTATTTTTTTACCTAATATTTTATCTATTTCACATTCTTCATTTGATTTATGAATATACTCGTAATTATATCTTGCAAAATCTGTCAACATGCTATCAATAAAGTCTTGTTTGTCGGTTATTAGTGAGTTTGACATTTTACTATTTAAAAATAGGTCTATCATATCTTGGAATTTTAAATCATGATAATACGGCTTTACATTTATATAGTAAATATTACTGTTTGCCATACCAGGATAAAAACTATCGTCTAGAAAACAAATTTCAGCATTTTTCGGAAGTTGTGTACACTTTATAAAATCTTTATGGTTTTTTGCATGACTTGTGCGACATATTTCTACTGTTTTACCGTTTACTTTAAACGCTGCTATTATTTTGTCAAATAACGCATAATTTATTTCGTTTTCAAAATAACATTTAATGTAGTTTGCCCATTCTTTCGGACCTTGATTATTAGTATATATCATTATTTTGTGGCAACAATTTTGTTCTTTTTTGTGTTTTAAGTATTGTAATATGTTTACTATATTTGGTCTTATAAATTCTGGATACAATTTTAAAACATTATTAAAATCAATTTGATTTAGGGGGGCAATATTTTTGTTGTATAAATATCTGTTTAAACAATCCCAAAATATGCCTAATTCTGTAAAGTACCCCATTGTTTCATCTAAATCAAATACTATTATTTTCATCTAATATATGTGAATGTTTTAGTTTTTAGAAATATTATTATTGTTAGCATTCTTTTATTGCTTTCTTTTATTTTGCATTTTTTTTTGTTTTGCGTTTTTTTTTGTTTTGCGTTTTTTTTTGTTTTGCGTTTTTTTTGTTTCCATAATATAATAAGGCGTCATGACAAAAATAAATGAGCGCGATTATGTTAAAATATTGCAATTTTATAATAAACCTATTCCAAATAGTAAACGACTCATACAAAAGCAGGCGGAAAAAATTTTAGCAGAAAAACTATGTAGATGCATTAAAAAATTGGAGCCTATAAATGAAGCGCGGTCAATCGGTATCTGCACCAAAACTATATTTAATAACAAAGGTTACACTAGAGGCAAATTTTCTTGTAAAAAAAGACAACACGTCAATTTTAGAAAATCTGTAAAGACTAGAAAAAATAGAGTATAAAAGAAAATAAATATATACATCATATAATTATGAGCAGCAAATTATATGATATCATTATTATTGGCAGTGGCATGGCTGGACTATTTAGCGCTTACAATACAACACCCGTAAACGCAGGAAATAAATGGGCATTATTTTGATAAATGGTCCAGTGCGGATAACAAAACCAACTCTTGACCTGTTAGTTTCTGGAATATTAAATTTTGGTCCATTCCTATTTGGAAGTGTCTTGTATTATATCCGAAATTCTTACAAACCATAAAAACTCCATCGTCTGTAATCTTCATTTCACAAAAAATAGCCCCTTTTGTTAGATATATCTTTTCAGGGTTATCAATTGGTATCCATCTCAAATATGTTCCATATTTTAATTCATTCATTTCATCTACATATTTATAATTTTTTAATTTGTGTAAAAGGTCTAGGGTATCCTTCTTTGAGAGACCTAATTCCTTTAATATATTCAAATTCGTTTCTATCAGTTTTTCTGTGGTGAAATTTAATAGGGATTCATTGGACTCATTATCTAATGCTTTTAATAGTTTATTTGTATCCATATAAATATAATAATCATAATATATTTATATACATTTTATCATACTACTGTCGTATTTATTCTATTTTTATCACTAAACATAATTCGATAGATTCGATAGTAGATATAAACAAACACGTGCGGACGGTTTTTTTTCTCTTTTTCCTCTTTTTCCCTTATCATCCTCATTTCATCAGCAATTATCTTATCCAACTCTTTCACAGAAATATATTTGGTATTTGAATCTTTCATCTCAGAATCATGTAAAATTGTGCCGATTCGATTACGTTTATAGTCGTTGAAATTCATATTTATTATGATTTTAATAAAATATTAGTTGGACTGTAAATAATATTTAATTCAATTTTTTAATTATAAATAATCGGCGATTAAAATGTGAAAAGGTGTAAAAAAGTATGTTAAAAGATATAAAAAGATTGTATAATTTGTTCTGCTATTTTATACCCTCCTTTTTGCGATGGTTCTATATTATACACAAAATCATCTTCTTTTGATACCACATTACTTATTTGCAAAACGCCGCTAACATTTTTATTATTTGACGCAAATGTATGAAGCATTTGATTCCATTTGGAAATAATATTATAATATATTTGGTATTTTTTAGTATTAGGATAATAAATGTCCAACAAATAAATTTTATTATTTGGACAGCGAATAGTAATACTTTTTACTAAATCTTTATAAATATCAAAAGTAGAATTCAAAAAATCATCAGAGTTCTTATCAATAAGACAATGTGCACAATGTTCGTAATGATATAATATATCATTTCCACCAACCGAAAGAAAAATATAAGCATTTATTTCTTTTGGTATAAATTCGAGTTGCTTATATACATCACTAAGTGTTGCTCCATCTCGCGCATAACAATAGGTTTCTCCTATGTTTCCCGCTTTAATTACATCAGCAACACTTTTGTTAGATAAAACATATCGACTATTATCCAGAATACTATCACCTAATAAAACAATATTCGCCTTTACAACATCAAAATTTTCTTTTACATAAAAATTTTTATTGGAAAATAAACTAAATGAAAATAAAAGAAATGTACACAACATAATGAATGTAAATATATGAAATGCTTTTATTTTCATATATTTAATATCTATTTAAATTTTTTCATACGTTTTTACCAAAGATTCTACTTAGCTTTATTTTAATTATCTCAGTTTCTTCCACATATAGATTATCGCATAAGTAAAACTAAAAATGGATAATATAGTGTAAACATTAAAAAAAAGTCGCAAATAAACATTTAAATGTTATATAAGTATGGCTTTAAATCATACTTTTAAAAAGTATGTTTATTACCATGAACTACCAAATCCGCCTCCCAAAACTGAGTTGGCTGCCATTGGTTCATTAAACCCTTCCTGACCTCCAGGAGTTGCCGCATTTACTAGTGGTGTGTCGTCTTTTTCATGCATATTGTTGTAATTCGGTAGCTGTTGTGGTGCTAATGTATTTTGAGAGCCACCGTTTGACATGTCACTTGTTGGTAACGTATTAATTGAAGTGCCGTCAGTGTACATGGCTTGCTGCATAGCCACTGCATTACTGGTTTGAGAAGACATTTGTCCTCGCGTAGAAATAGGTTGCGATACTTTTACATTCGATTGTTTCGAATTATTTTTACTACCTTGTTTCGATTTGCCGTCCCATAATTCGGCCACACGGTCCGACAATACACTTACTTTCTCTCCCAATCTTGTTTGTAAACTTAATGTAATCATTAAAACTGATAAGATAACATATATAATACTATGCTCCGGATACTTCTCACCACTGTATGTAGGGAAATATGTTATAAACCTATCAATAATAAATAATCCTAAAAACATCACCACAATTTGTATTAGTATTTCTGCTACTATTTCTAAACTACTTTT